TTGATATTTGTGATAACCTATAGTTTAGATCAGCCGTAGCTAGCGCCATCCTTTCTATCGATTCTACAGATTTTGAAGTTTCTGCTTCGAGCTCTTCATATCCTCGGGCTTGAGCTAGTATTTGAGGTACAAGACCTCGATTTTCTTCTCCAAGCGCTTCTATCATGTCTGCAGCTTCTTTAGCGCCAACGCCCATTTCTTCAAGTTTTGCCGTTAGATCAGCACCGGATTTACCCATGAGTTCCCAACTCTTAATTCCTTTTAATTCGAATGCAGCAGATAAGGTTTTCGCCAAGTCCTTCATTACTCCTTTTTGCGCTGCGCCGCCTTCCCCTGCTTTTGCCGATAATATGCCCACCGAAGCTTTCTTTTCCTCCATGCTAATAGTTTCCTGCACTTTAGCCATGGCTTCTCGCATTTTGCTTTCATCACCAGCCGCACCAATTAGCTCTCTCCTTAGTTCCGGATTCTCGATTTCCATGAGTTGTTCTCTCATTTGTCTGCGCATCATCCCCGTTTCGGCGGGACCAGCGCCCCTATTAAACATGCCGGTTAATCTCCCCTGCATTTTAATATAAGCCTCCGCGCCGAGTAAGGCTTTCTTTCTCGACTCCGTCTCTTTTTGAATAGCTTTTGCGTAGTCTTCTGCTGTTTTCTTGCTGGCTTTTTGATGGTCCATGAGCGCCAGCCCCGAACCAATAGCTAAGCCAATGGCCGCGCCCCAAGGACCGCCAATCATTGCGCCAGTTCCGGCCATTCCCGCCGCGGTGCCAACCCCTCTAACTTTTGCTTTTTCTGCTCTTTCTTCTGGGGTCTCGCCCTTGCCCCCCACAAATTGTTCGGCCACTCCAGCCATCATTTGGATACCTATTCCCAGTCCAAAGCCTTTTCCTTTGACCCACTTACTGACGGCACCTTTTGTGTCCGGTTTTAGTGCTGCAACCTTTCCTGCAGCTTTTGCTTCTGCATTCTTTGCGTTGGCTACTTTCCTTGAGGTCTTTGCTATTTCTTTATCTTGCGCCCAAATCTTTGCCTGAGCGGCGGCCTTTTTGCTCTGTGCTGCATTTACTCGATCAGTAGCGCGGGCTTCAGCCTCTCTCGCCTTTTGAAGAAGTAAGGTTTTTTTGGTTAGGTCCTTGGCTGCTTTATCGCCGGAATGTTCGCCGACGGATCCCCTTGGGGTTCTTCCTGAAGTATCTACGGATTGTGAAATTATTTGTTGCGCTCTTGCATGCCCAACCCCTCTTAGCGCTTCGATTTTCGCGTTGTATGAGCCAGTGTGTGGACGACCAGTAGAAGGATTTATTCCGGGAACGCCACCAACGGTGCCTCGCTCTGCGCGTAACCCAGTCATTCCCAGTCCCGCAATTCTTGCGGGTGTAGCGCCAGTGGGAATTGGGGCACCCCCGCGCAGAGTCCTTGGCGTGCCACCGTGCATTATTGCCCTGTTTACTTCTCTTCGGACTACTCTATCTGCTGCTTTTTGCTGCGCCGCTTCAGCTTGCTTTATGCCTCCCGTTCTCTCCCCCCCCGGAGTGGTTCTCGTTCCGAATTTGGCCTCCATTCGGCTCTTGGTCGCCTTCTGAACATCGCGATCAGCAGTCTTGACCTCCTTTTGTAATCTAGTTTTTTCTCGTTCTTGGTTTTTTTGCTCTTTCTCTTGATTTTTAGCAGCTGCTTTTGCTTTTCTCTGTATATCTTTTTCTTTTTCGAAGCCCGCCTTTTGATCTCGCAGCATACTTTTTTCTTCAGCGGAGGACCCACCCATGTTCATCATCATTCCCGCCATCATCATTCCTGACGTCATAGCCATGTAGTCAACGCTATCTGCGGCATAGTTAGGTATATAACCCCCGCTTGCCTTCATGCCTGCTTTTGCTGGGTTCGGGTGAGACTTGACGGCTCTAACTAGATCTCCCTTTGTCCGCTCATCTCTCTTATTTCCTACCGCTAAACCTTTGTATTCTGGGGTGTCTACAGAAGCTGCATAAAGTTGACTCTCAGGTAACCCAGAAGCTTTCTTTTCCCTTCTAAACGCATCCGCTAGTGGTGAACCTTTACTGAAATTCGGAAGGAACCCTTGGCCAGCTGGATTAACCTGCCCCCAACGGCTGCCAAAATCTACTATTCGGGGCTGTATATTCATATCTTTGCTTGCACCTCTTAGTGCCGCGTAATATGCGTTTGCCCGTGAATCTTCATAGAACTTTGCGTTTTGTAAATGTGGGCGTTCAAAAATTTCATAGGCCTTCTTCTGGTGGGTTTTCTCTATCCCTTTGGGGTATTTCCTGCTTCCAGTAGCTATTACTTCACTGTATGGAATTTTTTGGGCCTTTAACCAACTCTGGATATATGGAACTGAATCTTGCCCTCTTGCGGTTAAAACTGTTATTGGCTCTTTATTTTTTGAGGCTGCATTCGCTAATTTAGTTGGTTCCATATGACCGACAGACCAACCATGCCACGTATCCCCTTCTCGCATTTTTCTCTTGCCTGTTGGGGTGGTAACCATCCCTTTTGGGGGTACTCCCAACGTCCCATCAAAATCGAAAATGTTTCCTTTTCCACGGCCCCCCATGATTGGTCCTCCCCGTGGGAAATTAGGAATGAAACCTTGGGCCGCACCAAAATGCATCATTAATTTATCATAATTTGATGCAGACGGGGTCCCCTGAAGGAGCTTCATTACGTCCTTGCCAAAAATATCTTTTACTGCTGTTGCGGATTTAGCTCCCTCAAGCGAAATTTCCCCTTGGGAAACTTTTTGCATTCTTTGGAAGTCTGCCGTTTTTGCGGTATCTACATAATTATCTAATTTTGTTATATCGCCCTTCAACTTCTCTGGGCTATGGAATTGACCAGATTTATCTTTGTAGCCACCGCGGGCAATATTCTTTTCCATTCCTGACCGTAAAAAATGTAATAGTCCGCCCTCTTTGCCCGAGTCAGAAGAGAATAACGACTTGTACGAAAGGCTTCCTCTAGCATCTCTGCCGGGCATTCCCGCGTGAAAACTTGGTTTGAATTCAGCGGGTCCAATTATTTTTCCTCCTTTTATACTTACCGCGTCTAGAATTGTCTCTCCTTGCCCCATCTTCACCTTGCTGAATGGCATAAATTGATGACCGCCACCGCGTTCCATAAGGGCTTTTTCTAATAAAGTAGAATGAGTTATTTCTGCCTTTGCGAAAAATGAACCTTTAGCGGAGGGATTTGACGCAAGCAAATCCATCGCCCTTTCTCTTGATCCTATGAATGACCGCGCTGTTCCGCTTGGATGGTATACTATATCTTGCGCTATACGCGACGCGTTGTCTTTCCCCCCAAGTGCATCAGTAAAGCTGCGGCGGCCTATCGCTCCGCTAACCGCCGGAGACAATAGATCATTATAAAATCGTTTTGCAACATCAGTTGGCATTGTAGCTCTTGCAACTGCTACTTCTCCTATTTCTCCTAGCGCTATTTTTCCCTTTACGCCTGATACACCATGGCCCGCTAACGCGTGATCATAAGCGGTCCTTAATATATTTTTTTGACCTTTGGGGACTTTTGGTCCGGATTTATAAAATCTTCCTACCCCAAAGTTCTCTAAGGAAGCAGCGGCTCCTTTGCCGGGTAGACTTACGGTGCCCAGCCCCATCTTACCCCGACCATATAAATTTAGGTAAGCTGGGTTGGCAAAATTTGGAACCGCATAAGGATCGACACCGGTTTTAGCCATTGCTTTTTCTTTATGTTTCCTACCGGCCTTCGAGTGCTGTGGTGGATTAATGAATGGCTGAGCAAAGCCGGCGACATGTTTGACCTGTTCTCTTGAGTTATAGGTCATTGTCCCGAGCCCGGGCATTTTCATCTGTTTTATAGCTCCTGCTCTATACCCGCCTTCTGCTGCGCTTATTATTTCGCTTACAGCACTTTGTCTCTTATTAAAATTCGGTATATGCCCCTGCGCTGCACCCCTAGGCCTCATATGCGTCGGTGCTTGTACTTGTCCTCCGCCACTTACGGTTACCCCACCCCTCACCATCATGCCAGCCATTCTTGAGGCAACCTTCTCCATGTTTTGCATCATAAGAGTCTCTTGCTCGAGTATTCCGACGACTTCTCTTTCTGCATTGACCCTCCCTTGTGTCGACGAAGCCGCTTGTTTGATGAGCCCCGGCTGCGCTTCTAATATCCTTGCGATCCCTTCTTGTAAGCTTTTTTGTTGCACAGCAGCGGTGTTCAACCCCATGAATTGGGCTCCTGATTCCTTGACGAATTTTGCTAAATTCATTCCGAGTTTTCCAAGGAATCCAGTTATCAAAAGCAGCCCCGGGCCTTGTAAAAAATTTCCAATTCCGGACATCATTCCTTGCGCTATCTTTCCGCCTATGTCACTCGTATCTTTCTCATTAATGTCGCCCAAAACTTTCTGCATGATCCCAACCACTCTCTCTGTGACAGGTCTCAAGGTTAGGTCTCCTATTTTCTTTGCTGCCTGCGTGGCTAGAGCCATCGTCTTCTTTACTTGAGCGTCGAGGGTTTTGTTGAGTAGCTCATTTCTTAATATTGCTTCGTTTGTCGACCCTGTCGATACCTTCACGGCCTTATCGTAAATTGAATATTCTTGCCCAAGATCAGCGAGTATCGCTCTTAAGTTATTCATTTGGAATACGCCAGCGGTCACCTCAGCAGTATGAGCTTGTTGAGCCTTAGATAGCGTAGGAAACTTTTTGGCCAAATTGCCAAGGACATTCATTGCGGGCATCATTTGCCCCTCTAAGTCCCTCACCTTTACCCCTAACTCCTCCAAGAGATTAAGGGTGTCTTTTCTTTGGATTCTTGTAAATATACTTTTTAACGCGTTACCAATCACGGGACCACCACGGGCCGTTGTTTGCTGAACAGAAGCTGTAATTGCAAGAAGTTGGTCGAAGGATACGCCAACGTCCTGAGCAGTACTTCCCACGCGTCTCATGGATTGAGCTAAATCATCTGTGCTTACCGCAAACGCCGCATCTACATTAGCAAGCTTATTAATTACCTGAGTAGAACTTAACGCCTCCCTATTGAATGTATTTAATGCCGCCGTTAAGGAAGAAACTGATGCTGCCGCATCCATACCGGAAAGTCTCGTAAGGATGAGAGCGTCGCTTGTTCTCTGAAGAGTCTCTTCAGTTGACAAGCCTTGCCTAGCTAATTCTGTCGCTGCTTCAGCGACAGTATCGAAACTCTGTGCCGTTTTTTGCGCTATTGCGAAAAGGCTGTTCCCGAATTTTGCGAGACCTCGATCTGTTTGTGCTAAAATTACATTGACATCCTGAAGTCTTTTCTCGACTTCAATAGTACTTTTAAGTAAAAATTCAAATGCCCTTTGAACTTGAAAAATCGCCCCAGCAGAAGCTCCAAACGCTAAAACACGTGCATTTGATGCTTCGAGTGATCTTGTGAATTCATTTGTGGCACCAGTGATTTTCCCAAGGGGCCTAGTAAATTTCCCGGAGTCAACGCTAACGTTAACCCCTCGCCTTTCTACCCGGGTAATAGCGCCGTTTATTTGCCTTAAAGTAGCTTGTAGTGACGCGCTATCTAACCTTGTTCCTAGTGTGATAAAACTATCCGCCATGGCTTTTTCTGTTTTTATTAATTACACTAAAAAATCAGTGCCCATGTAACTTTATAAGTTCCTCCATATTAAGCGACCCACCCTTTTTCATAGCCTCTTGAGCCAAGTCAATAAATTTTTCACCTTCATCTATGGCTCCAAGTTTATTCATTTCCTCCTTAGATGCGCCCACTATTGAACTTCCGCCCACATTGCCGGAATCCTTGACCTTATCAAACGCAGCTTGAGACGCCTTGCTGGACTCATACCAGTCTATAATGGCATCTGGGTCATCCATTATGTCATGTGGGGGTTTGTTTTTTGAATCTTGGAGTATCGATTTGAAATATTTTGCATGACCAAAAAGTTCAGCCTGATAAAAGGTTAAGCTTACCGCCGCTTTACCGAAGAATGTCATCGGGTTATCATCACACAAATAAAAGAAATTAAGAAAAAAGCCCGATAAAGATATCTTTTTTAGGTTTCTTGGGAAAAATGGCTCCATTTTATTATTGTAAAGAGTAACTAAATAAAAAATGTCCTGAGTACTTAACTCGTCGAATTCTTCCTCAGAGAGCAAATGCTCAGAACATTCGGGGTCTTTAAATAATGATTGAAATATATAGTGTTCGTTTGATTTTTTTGAGCTATAAGAGTTGCAAGTCATACCGATAAACTCTAACCTTTTATTTTCTTTTATTTGTATTTCGCCTTCTGTTTCTCTTATTTGGTTGGTTAGTTGGTTCTTGTCTTTCTCTAGGAAAAGTTTGGATTTGTTTACTTTCAGTTGCTTAATCCAGCTTCTTAATCCATCCAGCTCATCGTCTTGTTGTTTAGTCCAGTCCCCTTCTTTATTGAGATACTCAAGTTTATCTTTTTCTGTTGGTAGCCCTTCTTTTTTCGCCTCTTCGTAATACTTATTTTTTATTTCGTCCATCCCGGCAGCGTCAATAGTACCGAGGTGTTTGATGTGTGCGGTTTTGTATCTCTGATCCTCGGTCTTAGAATAGCCGTTTATTATATCAGCGTAAAGAAGCCTCAGCGAGGCGCTATTCAATCTTTCCTCCTCTTTATCCATATGTATAAAAAAACCCCCACCTTAGGCGGGGGAGTTCAGGTTAGTTTTCCATTATTATTCTGTCTCTTGCTTCTCCGCAGGTTCTTCAGGATTATCATCACTCTTGGGTTCTTTTTTTACGGGAGCTTTCTTCTTCGTTTTTTTACTTTTTTTAGGCTTAACCTCGGGCTCTTCTTCCTTTGGCTTCTCTTCGCTCACTACACTCTCAAGGACTATATCTCGTATCTCTTCCGCTGCTTCCATGGCTGGGAGTTCTTCTTCTGCATCAAGGTCTTGTTCTTCTAGGCCTTGTTCCCTAAGCATCGCGTCGAACTCTTCTTGCGTGGATGCCCTACCCACAAACCAAAAACTTACAAAGTATGTAAGTCTTTGAATCACGGTATTTGTGAAAATGTCTTCCTCTTCACTTAATTCGTCATATACCGAAAGTCTCTCTTCAAATGTTTTGCCGGGAAAATATGCATTATTATCAGCCCCATATGACAGTTGTAAAATCCACCATAAGATGGTTTTATTTCTGGCTCTAACTTCTGCTGTCTGTTCGTACAAGCTCTGCTGTTCCATCTCAAATTGAGTAAGGGTGCTTCGTGACTCTGTCAATTCCCTTTCCAGTCGCTCCATATCGGCCCGGTCTTCTTCAGTTAAATTTTCTTCGTCTTTTATTAATAGTTTTTGATATTCGTCTGTTCTTCTGTAGAAGTCTAGGTATAAGTTGCCATATCTTTCTATTTCTCCGTCACTTAAAGAGCCGCCGTCGTTTTCGTACCTTTTGGCTAGAAGGGCCTTTGTGAGTAGTCCGGCCTTAATGCCCTTGGAAAGTTCTATACCGTAAAATAATTCAGCTTCGTCATAAAGGGACCTAGTGGGTTTTCTGAGAAAAAATTGATGTTTGACCTTCGAATCCACACTTTTTTCCGTGGTTACCTTCTCGCCCTTTTCGTTAGTAGTGGTGTCCCTCTTTACGACGGGTTCTACTTTAGTTATCGCAAATTCATATAGTTTTTTCATAACTTTAGCTCAATATCAAATTTTTCTAAATTTTCCTCAATTTCCCTTATGGTGTCGTTCCCGTAGTCAAGAATTCTTTTTCTTATTCTTTGGAACTCTTCCTCTGGAATATCATAGCCGGTCTTTTCTAAATCTTCCAAAATAAAAAGATAATTTTTATAAAGATTGACTATCTTGCGGCGTAGTTGAAATACTAAGAAGTCCTTGGATTTTTCATCCCCTTTGTTCATGTCTCCACGCATTCCTTTCAGCCTTTTTCCTGCAAAGATTTACACATTTTAACCGCAACCTGTAAAATAAAAAAACCCCCGGTTTGCACCGGGGGCTGGTTAAGGTTTAGTCGCTTAATTCGGCTTAGGAATCAGCACTCGCATCTCTCTGTATCGCGAGATATCCAGTAGAGATACCACTCATGAACAGACCTTGGTTTTTCTGGTTCGGCCCACCAACCTGAGTTGCGAACTCGAGAGTCACACTCTTGTTGCTGCCGATATCCGAGCTAAACGCTTGGCTATTCACTTTGCAGTTCTTCAACCAATACTGGGCGAAGATGTCCTTTGCGGTTCCATCAGTAAGCGTGCCGGGGCAGCTTGTTGGACGCAGAAGGTTAACTACAATATCGTAAGAATCATCACAATTGATGATATCCGACAAACTACCAGTGGTCAGATCGGCCACCAGAGCGTCAATCGAGCAGGTCACGGACATCGGGAATGTGATCTCACGAGAGAACGCAAACCGACTTCCGAGTCTGTTGATTGGCTCTCTTGCCATATCTAGACTGATGTTGTAGCTCTGAATCTTAGCATGAGCCTTGGAATCCATGTTTCCGAGGTGTGCACCGGGAGCATCATACGTATCCTCGTCGTCGGTAACCGAATCGAAGAGCGTACCAGATAATTGCACTGATTCTCTATCGGCTTTCGCGAAGGCGAAGGTAATGTCTCCGGGGCGCAGGGCGCTTGTTGCCATAATGCCGGTGTTGGCGCTACCTGTGGTTGTCGGAAGAATGTACTTGAAATGCTCAAGTCTTGTTCCACTTTCGGGCTTCACCGCGGGGCTTGCGCCACTCACGCCGCTCTCGAAAGTCATGTTAAGACCCTCAACATTTACTGTAACGGTTGGGAAATTACCCACTGAACACTCTGTCGTGTATGAGGTAATGAATCCATTGCCAATTCCAATTACAAACTCGTAGTCGCCTTCGGCTGCGATAGCATCTTTTTCGGGTCCAAGATCTCCGACGGCGTCAACTCCCTCACCAACAGTCTTGATGAAGTAGTTTTTCTCGTCATTGGTCTTGTTAAGAATCCCAGAAATGCAGCTAGCATGTCCATCCGTAACGAATCCAAGATTCGTTTCGTTTTCCATGGTCGCTAGAATGTAACTGAAGTCCAATGCTACCGTAGGAGTGTCCATTACAACTCTGTCGATAGCAGCCAACTCGCCAAACTGGTTAATGTCTGTGCGTGGTATATTAAACGAATAGTTAGCGGTTTGAATTCTGTGAAGCTGCCTTACTTGGTTGCCAGACGGATGCAGCGGAGCGCTGATATATCCTTCTGCACCAACAGCAGACTTGTCAGTAAAAAAACCGCTAGTCGCGGGTGATTGACTCACATAAAGAGCCTCACTTTGATAAATAACTCTGTTTCTTGCCATGATTTATAATCCTTTCTTTTTATTACATATTTTTTAGTTTATAGGGAAAACTTTTTTTTGTTATTGTAGATCCTGATTTCTATTAGCTTTTCGAGGGTACCTAGGTTTTGTAACCTCAAAGTCAATTACACCATTAAAGACATCCGGGTTTAAATTATTTACCTTAACGTTCACATCTCTGGAAAACTTGGAAATTCCTACGTTTTCTATAAAAATATAACTGTTTTCTTCATAGCTCGCTTTCTTCCCGGTATAGCTCCAAGGCACGCCGTTCTTATAGTCGCCAAGAGTGTTGTAAGGCATGTCCCCTGTACCGAACAACGTAAAAAATGTTCTTACTTTGTCCCTCATTATGGAACAAACAGCATCTAAATTAAATTGATTATCCGCCAAGACTACCGCCCTCAGATTTATGGTCGTCATGTCGTACCCACCAAACGCTAATGGCTCGCTGTGGGAACCGTTATATCTTAAGAAAATAGCTGGATAGGTTATCGCGTTAGAAGCCAAGCCCGTTTGTGTTTCGGCGGTTTTAGGCCTTAGGCTGAACTTCGTCTCGAAAAGTAATTTTTCTTCTGGCTCGTTAGTTAGATATACATTAAAATCTTTTATGGCATAATCACCACTCAGCCTCGTCTCGGGGGTTGTTATTTGTGTGCCAAAATAAACTTGCCCCTGCTCATAATTTATGCCGCTAAAATTATTTGTTCCTGTTCCTATGAGAGAACCATCTAGATAGATTCCTGTAGGAATCTGCACTGTCGTGTTGGCGAATGCCGCGCCGGTTCCTGTTATAGAAAAATCGCTTACGAACTGTTTGAACGGAGCACCATACGTATACAGGTTATTATGCAGGCTCTCCACGGGGTAAAACCAACTGGAGGCATCCGTAAATGCTTCGCCCTCTCTAAGCAACGTGTGGTCAAACCACAGCAGGAAGCTGGACATCACTCTATTGTCAAATTGTGCTTTCATTTATCTTCTAAAATTTAAGAAGAACGTTCTCAATAACGAACTTACGTATTTAGTGGGCCTATAGGCTCCTCCCCTGTACGACGTTTTTGCTTGCAAACCTCCTCCTGACCTACTTCCGATTGCTCCCATCAGTGCTAAATAATTTCCCAACCCGCTCATTCCTCTTTCTATGCCTCTTACCCAACTTTTCCCAAGCCAACTTAGATACGTCGCCGCTTCAATTTCTTCGATAGTTGGGCCAGTTACCCTAAATTGAAAGTCTACCCCGACGTTCCTTTTAATTATCTTTGGCGACATGATATTGATTCGGTAACTATTTAGCATCTCTCTTAGCACGGCCATTGGATTTGTTCCTTCTTGAAAGCCTATGAAACTAAATAGATTTCCTACTCCTCCAAGCGTGCCGGAGATATTCCCTCCCCCCGCACCGCCCTCTAACTCTTGAGTGATCGAGTGGCTTTCAAATTCAGTTATCATTTCCTGCTTTGATCGGTTAAACTTTCTTTGAGCCTCCCTTTTAACCCTTTCAGGAATTCTTTTCATGTTCCTTACTATCTTTCTTTTAACTTTTATTGGGTTTATTCTCATTACTTGGTAAATTGTAGATGGAAAACATAGAGCTTTATTCCGAAAAAATACTTCACAGATTCTTCACTCATAATCTGAAAGTCTTTTCCGTCTACCGTAACCTTTTCTGTTTTCCCATTTTTAATGTAGTTATTTGTTTCTTCGTCGACTTTTATTCTTAAGTCTCCAGCGAAATAGGTCAAGTTAACGTTTTCCATTTCGTCTGCGTCCTGTCTGTCTTTGTATAGCACCATGCAATCAAAATCTTGAGACACTGGAGCATATGTATAATTAACCTGATCAGCTGGCTCACCGTAGCCATGTAGAAAATCAGTGTTGATTTGTTTTATTATCCTTTTAGGAGTCTTGTGCACGGTGACGGTCCTTTTGAAAGTATCAAACAGGTTCTGGAAATCGCCGGTGAACGAGGAAATCTCTGTGGATGAAACTAGGCTCGCCATAATTAGTATTTCCTAATTCTTATATATTCTCTATTCGGAAGTACATGCGATGACTGATCATCGTCTCCCGCCACCTGTAATGGTTGCACGTCGTTTAGCTTGTATTGCCCCACCATGCGCTCCAATTCTGATTGGCTTGAGCCACGTATGCCTGCATAGAGCTTTGCTTGTTCGTTTTTGTTAATCTTTTTAATTGATGACCCGTCTGAAGACAAAGCGATAACCGCATCTGTGGTGGCTGCGGATAATACGGTCCTCAGTTTGTTGTCGTAATAGTGTATTGTATACATTTTTTTGAGTATACCCCCCTCATTAATACCTATTGCGGTTGCTGTACCATTGATATCCCTCTCTATTTCATACGAGGATTGATTAATTGCATAGCTAGTATTCAGATAGTTATTCAGCGTGCCAATGTTTGTGCGTACCCAAAACGCTATAGCGGCTATGCCTAGGTCTGTCGGGCTTCCTAATTCTCTGTGGATTTGGTCTGCAATATCGACGGCTTTCATACAATTAAGATTACACGGGAAAGAGCTTAACTAATCCATTGTTCTGTAAAACGCGGAAACTTACCGTCAGAAACCCTTCTCCCGGGCTGGTCGTACCTTATTGACCCTAGTCTGTCTATGTCTAATCTTCTTGTTCTGGCCCTGACATCTCTCTGCAGGGGCCACCCGGGATGTATTAACTCTCCTCCGCGAGCAGAGCAGATCTTTTTGCCGGGGTCACCATCCCATTCCACTGTACAGTTAGTTTTGAGTAGGTTTACGCTGTCATAGTAAGGCATACTGATATTTACACTTATTCGTAACCAAATATTTCGAAATCTCTCTTATATATGGATTTAACCATATCTCTTGTTTTTTTGTTGTAGTAAGTGTCGTATTTTTCGTGTTTAGTAGCGTTTACTTTTTTAAATAAAAATTCTTCGTCGTATTCCACCCCTAGATTGTCCAATAGGGTAGCTAAATCTTTAGGGAAGTTTTCAAATCTGCCTAAAAAATCAACCATTAATTTACCTCTTCTGTCGCAAATGAATTTATGTTGGGGCGCATAGAAGGGGGAATTTAAAAGCCAGTCGAGAGACATGTAATTTTCTACAGTACCGCGAACATCCGGTTCTCCTTTTCTCTTATGTAAAAACTCAACGAAGTCCTCGAACTTAGAAAAGTATTTGTATCCTAACCAAAAATATTCAGACACGACCCTGTCAAGCGGATTTCTGACGAATGCGAATTTATAGCATTTATCGAACAGGCTTTTGTCGACCAGCCCAAAATCTAATGTTTGTTTGTATGTTAAGTGCTGTAGTTCATGGAGCTCGTCGTATATTCTTACAAACCCATATAGTTTTTCGCTTGAAACCTTAGGGTCATCCCCCGCGAATTTCATATCTAGTATTTCTTCTATTTTTGTTCCGCCTGTTTTGGGGATGTGAATGAAGAGCAACTCGCTTTTTCTGTTAATAGGCATGGTATTTTGCCCACTTCTCTTTATCTTCGTCCCAGATGACCGTTTCTCCAGTTGGTAGCTCGGCCACGTCGGTTCCGTTTATTTTTTTCACGGCATCTAAGGCGATAAAATAAGCCTCACCCTCAAACCAAATATCTTTTAATAAACCTTTCTCAGCTAGCGCTAACCCGTCTTTAATTCTTTTTAGCTCTTTTTCTTCTACAAGCAGTTGGTCATATTGAGAAATATCATTACCATTTCTTAAATCAAATAGCTGCCCCATTATAACCGCTGTTCCAGCCGGAGCTTTACCGTTGCTTCTATCTATGTAAATATTGAAAAAATCATCTTTAAGTATATTCAACAATTCGTTATGATTAGGGTGATTTTTTTCATGGACCGCTTTTTGAACCCATTCTTTAAGATAATCACCGTATCCCAAATCTCGTATGAAGTCTGGTTCAATAATTTGTAATTGAACAGAGTCCACTTTATATTTTTCACACATTAAGATAAAATCTAATAGCTCACGAAAATTATTATCCTGCACCACCATGCTAACCTGAAATGCTTTAATTTTATTAGTGGCTCTTAGGTTTTCAACAAATTTTAAATTTTCATGTAGCAGATTCCAGTCTCCACCCCTCCTGTTTATAGCGTATGTTTCTGGCGTTGCTGCGTCTATAGATACGCTAATGTATTGAATTTTTTCCTTGGTATACTCACTAAGCGTTGCCCAGTACTTCTTAATGAGTAAGCCGTTTGTTAATATATTTATATGCCGCAGCTTGGGCGCTTGTTCTTTTGTGAATGTTTGTAGAAATTTTCGAAAGATAGGGCTGGCAAACGCATCTCCAGACCCGGTAACAACAAGCCGATCCGCGTCTTTCAAGAAATTCATTTGCAGCTTACTTTGCATGTCTAACAGCTTCTGCTTTTTTTCACCAGCAACCATTATTATTTCTCTTCTGCATGACGGGCAAGATAGGTTGCATGACCTGTCATAGCAGAATTGTATTTCACGGGGGCCATGATCTAAGATCACGCTTTGAGATTGTATATCGTATAATGTAGAGTCACTTACTTCGCGTTTCTTTAGTTGCGCCAGTGTCCCTACATAACTAGTTCTGGACTCTAAGTGCGGGCAAGACTTAGCGTTACAATATCGAAAAGAGCCGTCTAATATGGACTCCCTAAATTTTTGAGCTTTTTCGCCATTCCAAATTTCCTCATATGATTGTTCATTTATATTGCCTATAGAATAATGATCAACCCACGGAGGACAACATGGTGTCATTTCTCCATTGTCCAATAATTGAACATGATCAAAAGCTCTGGTGCAATAAATTTTATTCGAACTCATATCCAAATGTTTCTATATCTTCTTTATAATATTCCCCAACTAAATCAATTATCTTGGGATCTTGGTAATATAATTTATAATTATACTTTGACGTTACGTGTCTTTCGCATAGCTTTGTTTTTTCTAAACCAAGGCGTTCCTGTGCGAAATTAAAATCTTCATTTATGTTTTCTATCTTTCCGATAAAGTCGTATTTCAAAGGAACCAACCCTTTGTTCTTTATGTGGAGAACGTCAACCTGCGGTCTCCAATGAGCGTTGGGTTGTGGGGAATTGAACCTATTTGTGTGATTTCCTTCTATATTAACAATAAAATTAATAAAATTTTCAAATGAAACATATCCTTCCATTAGGTCGTATATCTTTTGATACGAAAGACTTCGTTGTTCATCTAGTCCCGTGTGGCCAAATGGCCTACGTCTCATAAGCTCTCTAAAAGCCGCAACGACTCTGGTCCACGGATTCCTTACAAAAGCAATTTTATAGTAGTTTTTGTATTCTTCTGTTGTTATAAATTCAGAGCTCCATTCGATGTTAAAATCATGATGAATTCTTTTTCGTCTTTGGAGGGGCTTTGCCTTCGGGTACGAGCAATCTGGCCCATACATAACATCACCAAAGTATTCAATGAAACTATTTGTTGCGACTTTGCACACAGGCATGTACAAACATTTGATTTTAGGAAATACTAGCATCTTTTTCAATTTTCAGTTTTACTACAACATTAGATAGCCAATGTTTTTCTACAAACTCGTTATTTACTATTTCTCGAAAACCTAAAGATTTAATAGTCGAGTCAATAGCCTTTTTATCACTGTCAATCCAATCCGGGTACTTGTCTCTGTTTGTATTTTTAGTACAATATCTAGTAAAGAATGTACCGCCAGGTTTTAATACCCTATTAAGTTCGTGGAGGTAATTAATTATCATTTCAGTGCAATTATGAATAAAAACGCTGGTTGCATATGCCTTGGTTATAGTATTGTTAGGGAGAAATGATAAGGGTAACTTCAAATCTTCAACCAAGTGAAACGACATATTATTTAACCCGTCACAAGTTTCCTTTGCAAAGGAAAGATATTGATTATTAATATCACAACAATACACTTTTTGCACTAAAGGTGACACTGCTTTAGCTAAGAGACCTGGACCGGATCCAATATCTAATAAAATATCGGTATCACTGGGGCCAATTCGGTTTATGTGACCCGGTATTTGATTGTTGACATAGTTATCAACATCTCTATGTGCATTATCAATCATCTGCTGCCTATCCTTATAAGCTCTATATTTATATGGTATATCTTCTTTATTAATCATTTCGATATCCTGTTAGGTTTCCAAGCTCTACTATAGGGTTATCAAAAATTGGATTCTCTAAAATTTTTATAAATTCTTTGAACTCTGGATGTGTATCTTTCCAAATACAATTTTGTTCGTATACTTGGACCGGCCACGTACCCCAATCAACCAATAGAGAAAAATACACTTTATCTACTTTTAAATCTATACCGATTTTTATTAATTTGTATAGCTCTTTATAATTTTTTTGTTGAACGACACAATCAATTCTCAATTCATTAATAAGATTTCCTTGTCTTAAAGAACTTAGAAATTTCATATTTTCTTGAAGCCTGTTCCAGTCTCCACCTCTACGAGTAACATTATATGTTTCCGGTGTACCTGCGTCATACGAAACCATTACTGTATTAATGTTCTTTTGTATCTTTTTCATCTTCTCCCAATATTTGGGAGTGAACATTACCCCGTTTGTCTGTAGATTAAAAAATACCCTAGGAAATTTTTCCCCATCTATGCTAAACAACAGTTCCCTAAAAAGCTTCGATCCGAATGGGTCTCCCGAGCCAGTTACGTTAATAAGGCAGTAATTGTCGTGAGGCTTTCCGAAGATATGTTTTATTATATTATCTTGTATTTTTTTCTTTTCCTCATAAACTTTGCCCTCGTAATAAAGAATCTTATTTTTTCTACAGCTTGGGCAGCTTAAATTACAGGACTCATCATAGCAAAGATTATAAAACGTCGGCTCAAGGTCTTTTGTTTGGTTGTTTTTTATAATTGATTTATGACGAGGATCAGTAACCTCCTCCTTGTTCGGCAAAGATCCGTTCTGTATGTATGGGCATAGTTTGTGATCGCAATATTTGAAAGAACCGTCTAGTATGCTTTTTCTTATGTCTTGTGCTTTTTCCGAATTAAAAATTTTCCCAATCTCTTTTTCTTTTGCGTTTCCTATTTTTTCAGGAAGCCAACTCATGCAGCAAACAGACACTGCGCCATCAGGATGAATTTCAAACTGGTCGAATGGATTCTTGCAAAATTTTCCTTCTGACTTTCTGGGGGTATTAACTATCCCTTCGGACTCTAGGAATTTATCTTTCCTGAGCCTTTTACGCACACCCATTTCATGTCTTTTATCCCCGTTCATTTTAATAGATCGTATACTTCGCTTTTTTCAAACGACTTTCTAAAATGCTCTTGAGATAATTTTTTTCTGATTTCGCAATCTTTAAGGTATCCATGAGCTTCTTTAATGAGACCTAGGTCCTCCGCTTTTTCCGCGCATTCCTCTAATGAATTATAATAAAGTGGATAATCCTCGCCTAAGTATTCCGTCACCGCAGGTAATGGATTAACAAGGAGCGGCGTTGCCCGCGCAATGCACTCTATTACTGCATTATTTGCGCTAGAATCATAAAGGTCAAGGAAGACTATATTTTCAGAAAGAAGCGCATCGTAGTCCTCGTTGGAGAGGGAGCTTTTTGTTGTCGTATTATCTATGTATTTTTGTTCTATTTGTATATCGTATATAACCTTTTCCTTTTCCAGCATCTCGCTTATTACTTCCAACGGCGTAGCGGAAGAATAGGGAATCAGCCTAAGTTTGGTGTATTCGTTTCCTGAGGCGATGGGAATTGAGTAGATCGAATTCAATTTTCTTAGCCAATAACCGATGTTCACTATTTGTTTGTTTTTATTTTTTAAAAATTTATCATAGTCGAAAAGAGTTTCAGGTATTTCTGTTGGATGAATAAGGGAGCATACCGTCTTGCCGGTTGTTTCCCTTAGGTATTCTGCATGATATTCCGATAACGTGAATAGCCCCACGCAATGCTCGAGGCTTTCTTGGAACTCACCTCCTGCGATAATGTTCTGTAAGGAATACTTGTTGAAAAACCAAGGCGGCATGTTCTGTGGGTTATGGAAAAACCCAACCCAAGGGGTTTTGTAAGGTATAACTTTTTTTTCTCTCCTGTACTCTTCTAAATGCCAAGCGAAATTATTCTCTAAGAATCCGTCTAGCAAAACTCCATTGTTGTTGTGCAAAGGAGCCAGTGCGCTCACAGCATATTTCCAGCCGCTCCTATGTGAATCGAAAACGGTTTGTAAGCCTAAGTTTATTTTTCCTTCAGGGTTCGATGCTTGGAACTTAAAATTCTCTTGCTTCCCTCCCCACCCGCTATCTATTTTATTTATAAATTCTAATATCTCGTGATGGTTTTCGTTTTCGCTAGACCGCAGCAGTTTAATTGTTTTTGATTTTAATTTATTGTTTTCTGATTTGAGTCTAGCGTTCCTTTGTAAATTTTTGTTATCTACCGCGTGGACATGTATACTTTTTGGTTCAATTTTTGCATTAAAGTTTTTTCTCCAAAACCCTACGTTGTGACGGTTACTAAAAAATCCGACATCAAATTTCTCACATATTTGGTTCATGCATTCTTGTTCAAAAAAATCAGAATCATTTATATAAGTGTCCTTCCAGAAATTTGGCAAATCTGAATTCGCACAAAACACGTACCCTGCATTAAAGAACCCATAATCAATAGAATTGTTCGAGTCGGGTGTGCCCGTCTTGTGATAGTGGGGAGACAGGAAAATGTCTTTGTCGAACTTCTCCTGAAGAGAATCTAACACAATCATGTCGCTATCCAAAAAGAACACGTTGTCGTGGTTTTCCAAGGCGTAACTCATGCAGTCCATTTTTTTTATGATGCATTCTGGCCGGTGATAATTATTTTTTCTTTCAAAATTATATTTTTTGTCTATAGCGTCTAAAACCTTCTGTTCCATTTCGAGCCTGAAGAAAACATCACTCAAGTCCGCGTTCATGCATGATAAGAAATGTTCAGTTTCCTTGTCGCAAACAATATATATTGGCTCAGAATGAAATCCCCTGAGGCTTTTAATCAGAATTGCTGCCTCTTCTTTTACTTCTTTTGTAGCTACGAAGCAAAAGCTTTGTATTTTGTGGTCAATTTTTGAGGAGTTTTCTTTTCTAAAATTTAACTTATATGGATACTCTTCTTCGTAGATGTCAGATATTTTACCTATAGCCTTTTCGGCGGACAACTCGTCCTTACAGTGTTTAAGCTTTATCGGGAAAAATGAACCCGCAGAGGTTGTGTGTTGCTTTATTTTTTCGAAAGCCTCATCGCCCTTCGAATAATCGGCAGCGAAGAAAATCCATTTTTTACCTTCCATTTTTTCTTCTATATCGTTCAGTATATTTAGAATATCCTCTTCTCGGTTTGCTGTAGATAGGCAAACTCTGAACCTATCCGTTAGGTATGATTTTTCATTTTTGATTAGAACGGAGTTGAAAATTTTGGAATTTTTGGGCGCAAATGTTCCGTCGTCTAGTTTGCGTAAGCCAACTATCACGTCTCCCAGAGCCAGCGTATACTGTTCGGGTGGTTCTTTTATCGACTCCATTCTTCTGTGCTAAGTATTTCCAAAAACTCTTGGTGTGAGTATTCTTTTCTTCCCACTAGATCGTTTGTAATTTCAAATATAAACTCGGGCTGCTCCCCTTTATATTTTACAAATGTTTTGCTTCTATCTAAAGAATATCTCATTGACGCTGGGCTAGTTTGTTGAACTTCCGTGAAGTCAACACAGTTCACTTCATCTTCGTTTAATATAACAAATTTTAGGTCTTCTCTCATTGTATTACTGCTCCTTCTCTAAATGGGTAATAAAGTTGATTTAGTGCTAAATAGTTTTGTCTTAATTCTGAGTGTTTTAATGCCCTGTTGTATACCAAAATGTGGCCAAAATTAGCACTCGACGCGGGGGAAGGCGAACCCATGCCGGCATTTTCTTGCCATAGAGCCATAACAACTATCTGTTGGTTTCCACCAATATAGCCAGACGGAATCAGTTCTCCTCTGTGTTGTACTGTGCTGGTTAGACAATCCTCCCCCGGAATTAACCTTTGGTAAACCCCATTTAAATACAAAGTAATTCTATCATAATACTCGCCGCCACCGAGTAACGGCACACCCGTTTCTTTTACTAGTGAAAACATATACCATTTATTTGACTCAATCTTCGACCCGATTGAGCGGCGATCACTATGCGCCGCCGGGCCACCCGCCGCCGGCGCGAATAAGGCAATCCTGCCGCTTAGCGGCGCAGGCAGCCCAGCATCGTCTCCTATAACTCCAACCGCACACCCGCCGTTAGTCTTGTCGTTCATAGCGCCGACCCCAATATAGCCTCCATATCTTGGACACCCCGCGCCTCCTTTTACATTTTTTCCAAGCTCAGTCGTAGGCACTTGAACCCAGACATTCAGGGTAAAATCGTTTGATGCATTAAGGTCGAAAGAGTCGGCATACCCCCCGCATTCGCGCATATAGTTGTCTGATCCATCCCCCGGAAAATAGCCCACTGAAGTACTTGTCGGTGATTCAAAATCAGGCGTTGTGCCGTCAGCTGGCACCGTATCCATATTCTTAAGACATAAATCTCCCTGACCGGCCACCAAATTGCTGTATGTATCCCCTCCCACAGCGCCGTTATAACAAGAAATATTATTCGGATCAAAGTGACCAATAAGATTTTTGGATATAACTTTTCCGGGCCTGAATTCAACGTCATCGACGATTGAACTAGACTTCTGTCCCAATGCTCGTAGCCAAGCAGTGCTTTTCCAGTCTGTTATATGCATCCTTAATCCTGTACCCCATACGCCACGAGCACGCCACTTGGAACCGTATTATGTTGGTGTGGGTCAATTCCGGGGCCTCCCGTGCCAAACGAAGTGAAAACCATTATGCCTGTTTTTCCAGAGTGAAAAGCTACGGGCTTTTCTCCTATGAATGTGAATTCATTCATGAAGGTTACGTTGTTTCCGGTTGGGCAGGTTATCATTATTGTGGCTGCTGCGCCAGTTGTCATTCCGGACATACTAAATCCAGTTATATCTCCGGTTACCATCATTTGCGAAAATGACTGCGCAAAGCTTCCCGTAAATCCGCTCTGCTCAATCATCCCAATTCCGCTATCTTCCGGGCTTGTTCCTCCACTATAAATATGATGACCCGTATAGCCACCCCCGCCACCTCCGCCACCTCCAGCGCTGGCGCTATTATTTCCGCTTATAATTAATCTACCCGTGTCACCTGTGATAATAATATTTCCGGCACCACTTAAGCTCCTGAATTGGAAAATATTAGTTCCATCTGCCGCTTGGTCTACCCCTCTAAATAGCCCACTTAAACCAGTAGCCGATGAATCAGTACCTATGTTTTGCCCTTCTGGACTAGGCTTGCCCGTGAAGTCTATAACTAAGTCTCCCGTGTAACCTGTGAGCTGTATACCACTACCGCCCACCACTGATCTAAAAAGAAAAACATTCTGGTCTTTCTCTATGAATAGCCCCGACCCAGTGATGCCCACTCCAGTTATCTCAACATTCACCGCCTCAGCCAGCTGGCTTGTAGAGGCAATGCCGCCGCTAATCATAAACCTATCTCCCTCTGAAGAAACGAATATTCCGTCACCCGGATTTCCTATTTTGAAAACATTCTCATAATCAGTATGGGCTCCGCCTTGCTCCCATCCTGATGTGCTTATTTGTTTTACAAATATTTGTTTATTTTTCTTTCCTAGATCCATCTTCTTCTTTCTATTTTAGGGTTCAGATCGTGTTCTTGCTAATTATTTTTAATATTGATATGTATCGGTTGGATCTTCTGCAAAGTATGCATTTTTTTCTCCGCTGTGTCTATTGTAATTTTCTCTTGTTGCTACATAATTTTGTATAATTCTATTGATTCCTATTTCGCCGCTGTATAGGAACATCATTCCGAATTTTGTTCCTAATTGAGACGACACATATGACCTTGCGAATACATCACTGCCAACTTGCTGTTCCTCGTATTTCGCCCCTATGTATATTGGATTAGCTTCCCCCCTTTTATAAAGCGATGAGTCCAGTTCGTGTTTGAGAGGAAGGACCTTGCCGTCAACGGCAATGGTGATTCCCTCATCAGTGTAAGTCAAATTACGATGGCCTTGGTTTTGATACGCAACAAAATACCATCTATCGGCTTCTATTGGTTTAATAAATGTTCTGGTTCCGGCACTTGTTGCCCCCTGACCAAAATCATATGCAAACCCCGTCTGATGAGCATGTGCTCGGGTCGATCTATCATCTATAGTCTCTTCGGCTCCACAGCTAAACAAAACACTACCAGCTCCTGACCAAGCTTGCTGAGGAAAATTTACCCACATACACATCGCCCAACCGTCATCTTGATAACCGCCGAGGCCGTCACTGTTGGGCCCTTCCCCAGCATTTAAATAAAGACCCGTTTCTTGGATGTCGGGGACGTCGTCATAGGCTTCGAAAAATGACAACATAGGTCCTAAAAAATCATCCGTTCCATCGCTCTCAAAATAACGCACAAGCCTATAATCTTCCGCGAAGATGGGTTTACCATCGAGAATAACGCCGCTTGTCTCGCTGTGGAAACCCGCTCCATTGACAAATCCCGTGGTATAAGACATCCCATTGTAAATGGCCAAGTCCATTTCACCACTAGCTAGGTTGTTGTATGTCGAGCCCGACACGTTACCTGTATCATTTGGGTTAAAGTGCCCGACCAGCTTTGTTCCGCCGTAATCGGAAGCCGAGTGCCCGCTTGTCTTCGGAAGAACCGAACCGTCACCTTCAAATATCCCTGATGGTATGCTCCCAATAAGAGCGCAATTCCGTGGCTGTGTAATGAACATTGTTAAACCGTGTAATCCGATTCAGCCCAGTGACAAACGCAAGAGCTAGCGCCTGTGCCGTATGCGGTTATTGTCAGTAGCCCCACTTTTCCCTTCTTTAGGGTATGCGGCTCAATTCCCACAAAATTGAGGTTGTTGCCGCTTAAAAATCTGTAATAACTATCGCCGCCCACCCCGTCGAGGCCTGCTGTGATCTGGATTGTCACTGAACGCCCAGCCTTTATGTTCGTCAAATTAAGCCCGCGAGCATGATTGCGTAAGTTGAATTTCTTCATGTTGCTGCCAGCCATATTTATGCTGAATCCAGTACCACCCATGCCTATACCATATGGGTCCGGTGTCCATCCGGTTGTGGTAAAATCCCCCAAGTCTTCTACGCATTGATTAACTTGACCACAGAATGTCATGTCTCCTGCGCCTCCTAGGCTACCATCATCATGTACGTCAAAATATGTGCCAGCAGTATCGCTTTTTAAGGTTATACCCGATTGAAAAATCCCTGAAGGGCTTTCGATTTTTAGGTACGAAAGCGTCGACTGATTACTTACAGAAACCCTTGCGCCGGGCCCTGTAACATCAATTGACGAGCAACCTACGCCTAAAAATACCCCGCTATTTGCGTATACGTTGTTCCACCACAGTCCCGCCGCCGCGCCGCCGACTCGTGGCACTCCGTCGCCTCTTCCTAGGTTATAGCCTCCGCTTGCGTGGGGAATGATATGGCCACTAGTCCAGACATCTCCCCTTACATCAAGCGCCCCTGACATGCTGGGGTATTCGTAACCGGTATTGGCGTAGTTGTCAAAATAATCTGCACCCACCTTGGCTATATTGCCCAAAGCGCCTCCCTCTGTTCCAAATGTCACGCCTATTCCGACTTGATTTGACGGAATCATTAAGGTGCTGTTGGTCGATGCGTCATGTATCCATCCTTCGAATAGCACATTTGAACCAGTTAGTGTTCCCGGGATCAATGATTCACCGGGATGTTGGGGCTTCAGGTTTGCGGCGTGCAGTTGAAATGCGCCAGTATATCCTGTGGCCGGAGCTCCTGCGCCACCGCCGCCTCCTCCAGCAGCGCCTGCTGCGCCAGAAGCGCCTGCTGCGCCAGAAGCTCCCGCGCCAACAAAAGTAACCACGGTTTCTCCACCATGATTCTGACCGATGAGGTCGTTTGTTCCATACACATATTTCAACCCTACAGTAAAATACGCCGGGGTATCGCTGCTGTAGACCTTGTCCCCGGTAATTGTGTAGCCAGCAAAGGTATCATTGACTTGTCCTCTTGGAAATATTTTTATTCTACCGTGCCCTGCTCCGGTTGATGAGCCATGATTATACCAATCGGTGATCCAATCTTGGACAAAGACATCATTGTAATTCTTCTCCGATATGGACATTCCTGTGATGTCCTCATGTGTGGGATCAGGGAGCGGGCCCATTAGTCTTACGTTAAAGTCGCCGGGATGAACTCCCCCCACGGCGGGATTTCCTGCTGCCCAGCCAGTATTAAAAATGAAACTGAAACTATCGCCCCCGAAATCTCCAGTTGCCCCCGATAATCCCGCCCCCGTGGCCCCCGTGACCCCTGCAGCACCAATGCCCCCTACCTGCCCGGTGGGGCCAGCAGGAACAAAAGAGATCACGGTTTCCCCGGAATGAGTAAACGGGAAGTTCTCCTCCGAACCGGGAATCTGCTGCTCCGAAGAGGTTCTCCATGAAGCTCCTAGGTTTACCCAAGGTGCTGACGTTTTGGGTATTGTAACGCGGAATGCGGGATTGCCAGTAATCTTAAATGACGACCAATTTTCATTTACTTTATCTCTTGTAAATATTTTTAATATACCTCTATTTGTTTCGTCACCATAATTTCCAAAATCTAGAAGCCAGCCAGAAACGGCACCTCCGCGATGATTAAAATAAGATATATCTATGCCTGTCGTGTCGGATGGAACAGCTGAGGCGAAGAACTTAAATCCGCTGTCTCCCGGTCCATCGGCCCAATGAGCCGCTGTGTGCCCGCTGTTATAATAGAAACTGAAACTGTCTCCACCGAAGTCCCCTGTTCCCTGTCCTGCCGCGCCTGTAGCTCCTGTAGCTCCTGTAGCTCCTGCGGGCCCCGCTACGGTACTATCTGCGCCGGCTGGCCCCTGTGCGCCCAGCGCGCCTGTAGCTCCCGAAGGCCCTGCTGGTCCGGCACCCCCCGGTGCTCCACTGGCCGCTGGTGCATAGGTTAATGTGACTGCCTCGTTTAACGTGAAAGAGTCACTATGAGCTATATAATTAACATTAAGCTGGGTGTATCCTGCTCCAGCAGTATTATCTTTTCCTATCCTAAATACGGCCCATTTTTCGGCAGTGGCCGAGTCGAATATTTTTATTCTAGAGCCGGTTACGTGATCCAAAGAATTAACCCAATCGATTATTGAATCCCCTCCTTTTTCTAGGTCATCAACTAAAACTTTTTGTACATTTGGATAAGTTGAATTATCAAACTTTATGTATCCATTTCCGGGGTCAGAAACTACCGTATCAGTAGTCCAATAAAAATCGAAGCTATCTCCGCCAACAAGACCTTGGTTTCCTTGGGTTCCTTGTATGCCTTGCGACCCTTGGATTCCTTGATCGCCTTGGGGACCCGCGCTTCCTAGCCCTCCCGGCATTCCGGAGATTCCTGTAAGCCCAGAGGGCCCTTGTATATTTACTGGCTTCAGAACGTCTCCTCCAGAGAGTAAAAAGCTTACCTCTGTCCCACTACCACTTACGCCTGTAATGTGCGCCCCCACGGCTCCTATGGCTCCTGTGGCCCCGCTTGGTCCTTGGATTCCCTGAATTCCTTGGTCGCCTTGGTCGCCTTGGTCGCCTTTGTCACCTTGAGCTCCTTGAGGGCCTGCGCTTCCTAGACCTCCCGGCGTTCCTGATATTCCAGATAAACCAGATAAACCAGATGGGCCCTGTATATTTATTGGACCAAGAGTTCCGCCGCCAGATAATAAAAAGCTTACCCCTGTTCCGCTCCCACTTATACCAGTGATTCCAATGCCGCTAGTTCCAGCAACCCCTTGATCCCCCTGATCGCCTTGAGCGCCTCCCGGCCCCGTCGGTCCAGTATCCCCCTTCGGGCCTTGTGCGGCTGGCGCAAAAGTCATTGCTACCTCTTCGTCTACCACGAATAAATCGCTATGAGCTATATAATTAACATTGATTTGGGTATAGCCGACCTTTGCGGTGTTGTCCGAAACTACTTTGAAGACCGCCCACTTTTCTGCGTCACTAGCCGAAAAAACTTTTATTCTTGATTGATAAACGTCATCTAGGGCATCGACCCAGTTAGTTATGGAGTCTCCACCCTTTTCCATATCATCGACATATATTTCGGTTATGCTCGGATAGGTTGAGTTGCCAAATTTTAAATATCCATTTGTAGGGTCTGTGTCTGTGGTGTCTGTACCAAAATAGAAGTTGAAAGTATCTCCACCAACGAGGCCTTGATCCCCTTGCGAGCCCTGAGGGCCCGTTGGTCCAGCACTTCCGACATCTCCTTGAGGTCCCGAGTCTCCTTTTAACCCTGATATTCCACTAGTGCCTGTCGCACCGCTTGGTCCTTGTATGTTTATTGGCCCGAGGATGCCTCCTCCAGAGACAAAGAAGCTTACCCCTGTCCCACTACCACTAATTCCTGTGATATGCGGTCCTATAGGGCCTTGGCTGCCCGTGGCTCCTATAATTCCCGTAGCCCCGCTTGGCCCCAGAATTCCTTGATCGCCTTGGTCGCCTTGGTCGCCTTGGATGCCTTGAATACCCTGTCCTCCTTGCATTCCAGAAATACCCGAAATGCCAGTAGCTCCAGAAGGGCCTTGGATGCCCTGCGTTCCAGAAATACCCGAGACTCCTGTGGCTCCGCTTGGACCCTGAATCCCTTGGCCGCCTTGGTCGCCCTGAGAACCTTGTTCTCCTTGCCTTCCAGAAATGCCAGAGGTTCCAGTAGCTCCACTTGGTCCTATCGGACCTGTGCCAGACATACCGGATACGCCTTGCATGCCAGATATACCAGATGGCCCTGCTGGCCCCTGAGGCCCAGCCATGATAGTCTGTGCTCCTGCTGATTTGGCGCTAGTTACTATAGCGCTGGAAGTAGACTGCGCAACGTTTGCACCAGCAGAAGTTGCAGCTTCTACAGTTGCACTCGACTGGGTAAGCTGTACAGATACTTCCTTTTGAGCCATTTATCGTTCCCTACTGTAGTGATATTGTCACTTCTGGAACGACATTGAAATACCCTTTCACCACCTTCTCAGCTTCCCAATCTCCAGACGCAATAGGGACAGTTAGATGTTTCTCGACGTCATATACTCCCTGCACTACTGGCACGCCAGAAGTGTCTGTTGGTCTAATATAAACGTCAATAAATCCACTTGCGCCAAGGGTGGCATCTGAGTCATTTCCAGAAATTACCTTCGGATTTAGATTTAACAATATGCCAGTGCTTCCATACCCCATTCGGGCAACACCCCTCGCTGAATATCCACTTAAATTTACTGGATTTGAATCAGAATCTGTAACCTTAAATCGAAGATCTAAGGTGTCTCCCTGCACGAGGGTAATGTCATAAGTAGTAGCCATGGTCCGTCACTATTATTTATAATAGAAAAAATCAGAGCCTTATCCAAAAGATTATCTACCTTCTTTTAAAATATCCCATACTTTCTTGGGAATTTTATTCATTTCTTCTTCCTTGGTTTGAGAAGGTCCGACATTTGGCTTTCTGTAGACGTTTACATGTCTATTGAATTCTTTCACAAGTCTTCTCTCCAGCATATCCCTGCTATCGATGGGAATTATGCCCACTTCTGCTGCGTGTGCGTGGAGGTCTGTGAGAGCAAATTCGTCTAATTCTCTTTGATATTCCTCTTCGTCTAGCGTACCGTATTTATCATTCCCCGTATCCCCCCAAATTTGATCTAGCGTCGTGGGTTGGAATTCTTGCTCTTCTGTCTTCCCGTGGGTTTGGGATAATTCAGAAGTTTTACGGGGGTTTTTTTGCGTTTTTGCCTTAGAAGCCTTAGGTTTTTCCGTGCTATTTTTTTTCCTTTTCATACCTTTTTCCTTACCTAGGGTTACACGAAAAAAGGCCCGGAGGGAATCCCCCGGGCCTTAAATCTATTCCGAACAATTAGCCCAGAATCAGTCCAACGACTGCGCGTCCATCCAAGCAGACTCTGCCTTCCTCAAGGAAGCCATACCAGCCTGTTTTGTCAGCGCGAGTAGCGTAGAATTGGTCATCCGGCAATGCGGCAAACGTTCCACCACTCTCAGCTTGACGAGCAACAGGACGAACAAACGACTCGCGGCTCAGATCCAACCCAACAAGAACTTGATGGGAGGCTGTCGCGAAGTTGGAAATGCTGTTCGTGGAACCGTCAAGGTTCGTAGCAGCAGAGCCAACAGAATCGAAGAACGTCTCGAATAGCGCGTTGTATCTTTCGCTAATGCCAAGCTCGATGAGCTCATGCAATGCCACGCCATAGATCTCAGACATTCCGGCGGAGTTCCAGACTCCCATCCGTGCCGCATCCGGCATATTCTGAGCATTCGTGGCGGTTGCGCCAGAGTCAGTACGAATTGCGTTAAACGCAAAGGCGCGAACTTGGGCCATGACTTCAGGACTCATCCAAAGGTCAGTAAGACCTCTGCCAACCAAACCAGCGGGGGTACCGCCAGCAAAACCGACATTGATTCTCTTAACTCTGGTAAGCAAGTCGTTAAGGTCAGATAGTCTGAACTCAGCGGTTGCGCCGGTGTTTCTCGAAGTCAACAAGTGACGAAGAGATCCTCCTGTTCCAGCAGCACAAGAGCGGCCATTCTTCGTGGCTCCCTCTGCGAGGGCCTTCATGATCACTGACCATGCATTGCGCTCTTGCTTAATGAGTACCTCTTGCGCCATGCGCTCAATAGCCTTCGCCACAACGTCCAAACGCGCTTTGCGCGCATAACGTTTGTGAAGGTGAACGGCACTGTCAAGACGGTAAGTCATGAGCTTCAACTCTTGGATCGGAACCATCGCGTTGGATGACGGAAGACCGCCAGCAACGTCTTGGGACCAAACGCTGATAAAGCCCTTGTCCGTGTTATAATATAGGTCAAGCGGGTAGCTCGGGTGATCGTCTTCGTCGAATACGGTGTCGGTATAAATGGCGCTGGAAGTTCCAGCTTCATTCAGGACCTTACTCACGACGGGGCCGATAAACGCAGCAAAAGCCTCGTTGGCTTCTTGAGAAATCGCAGGATTTCTAGAGCCAAGGGCTCTTACGAGCTCTACTTGTTCCGGTGTTTCTTTTAATTTAAGCTTCATAGTAAATTTCCTCTCTTATTTAATATTAAAGTTCCAGTTTAATTAGAAGGTAACCATCGACGTCACTGACCCCGAGTGATTTACCAACCAAATGGTTAGCGCTGTCCTGATTTAGCGTCGTGATTTCGCCGCTGTCAGCAGTATAGAGCTTGGTGTTAGCGTATTCAACTGTTCCGATTGTGTCTCCAGTATATAGGAATACTCCTCTGGTTACCACGGGAACACTTTGTCCGCTGAGCACCACTTCCATTTCAGCCGCCTTCCGGGGGTTGAACTTCAGTAATTCTCCGTTTTCATCGACCTCTTGGATGTCGTGCAGCATCATGCCTAGGGCAACGTTACCGCTTGACGCAAGGGCGACCTTCGCTACTGTTCCGTATCTCTGCGAAACAGTGCCGTCGTAGGAAGCCCCGGGGCTTCCAAGCATTTCGACAGGTTCGGATGTATTATCCCACCCCTGTACTACTTTAACAATTGATCCACGAGGGATTTTGTCACCCGCACTTACGCCAATAGCACCGCTATAGGCATAAAGGTTGATAACATCATGCTCATCGTAAATTCTAAATGGTTTTAGATTAATAGCCATAATTTATTCTCCTTTTTTTTTCTTAATGTAAAATTTAATTACTCTTTCAATTCCCATTGGTCTACGTCGAAAGCTCTTCTGAACTTGTCGTGTACAGTGGGTTCTTCGGCTGGTGTAGAAACTGGAACCGTAGACGCTTCCGCTTCAGCATTTTCCAAAGCCTCAGCAACAGCTTCCTCGGTTTCCTCGGACTCCTGTTTTGCGTTGGTTTCGGAAGTTTCAACTCCCTTTCGGGTTTTGATCTCCGCTGCTACGGCAACTTCTTGCGCTTCGACTTCTTCAGCCAGCAACTCTTTATTTTTGTGACGAATAAGGGTGGACATCTTCTTCTGGTATGTCTCAAACCCGTCATCATCCAAATCCTTTACGTCAGACGCGATAACTTCACGATCTTCATCGTTGAGCTCATAGACGTCGTCCATGTGGGCCATACGTTGGTTAAACTTCTCTTCAGCTTCCTTCGCTTCTTTCTCGTCAACGAGCTTGGCGATGTCTTCCTTGAGGTTAGTGAGCTCCTTTCGGGTGTCCCCTTCTTGTTTCTCGATTTTCTCGTTGACTTCCTTCGCGGCCTGCAATGACTCCTTAAGTTCCTTTTTATCGGACTCGTACTTGTCTACAGACTGTTGAAGTTCATCGTTGATAAAATCGGTAATAGCAGAAGCGGAAACTTCCTTCAGATTCTCATCAGTGATATCTTTCAAACTGTTAATTTTCATAGCTAGTCTCTTTTCTTTGATTACATTGTTTATATTGGTTTGTGAAATATTTTCTTTATTTTTGGTTTCCGAGTTAATCTCCCTATTTTCGGCAAGATTTTCTCTTACTTCTTCTTTTTTGACAAAGACACCTTTCACATCCGCTGCCGGAGTTTCCGTAAGCCCTATCCCAAGGGGAATGACCGTGTTGATTACTTTGCGGTAAATAAATTTACCATCATCAAGCTCTCCTGATCCGCCAAAAATTTTTAAATTTTCTTTCAATGATTCTATCTGTTCCGGGTCGTCAATGACAATCGCGTTTTCGATATTCTTCTCTTCTCCTGCTAGAACCAATAAGTTGTAGTCCGTGAAACCTAGCTCCCAACTCGCTGAAATTTTCATGAAGTGTTCACTTGTGGGGTCGTTTGATTCTTCTATCATGTCAGACAAGTCATTATTTACCACTTTCCACACTATTCCGCCGAGGGTAATGTTAAATGGCTCGTTTCCGTTTGCCACCCTGTCCTTATCTACTGGGGTATCCGTTCCGAACTCACTGAACCCAGCGGTAAGGATGGTGCCTATTACTCTTTGTCTGTTGTGTTCAATATTTATAGGTTTATTAATGAACGATTCAAAAATTTCTACAGCCGTTTTTGTGTCAATGACGTCCCCATTTCTATTAACCCTATTAGCTACACAAGCGTTGAAAGCAATGGGAAGGAGGTCGATGTTCTTGGCGGTGTCAATTTCCGGGATGAAATTTGACACGTCTAACGCGCTTGCCATGGCGAGGTACTTATCCTTCTCCTCTGACACTAAGGGCCTTATGACCGAGCTAAATATTGTAGTGTGTTTTAATTTTTTCATTGGCTTATGATTGTAAATAATAAGTTACTAAAATAGAGTAATTGGTGTTCGTATTATTTAATTTCATTTTTAATGCGTTTCCAGCGGTTAACTTAAGTGGGCCAGATAGGTTTACCGAGTTAACCGCAGCTGCAGCCACATATAAATCTGCAACCTCTGTTGCTCCATCCTGAACGGTTACTGTTCCAGCAGTGCCCTTGCTCACAACGATATCTGTCACTACAATTGAATCGGTGCTTACTGAAGGGGCGGCAACTACATCTGCTGCGGTGCTAATGTCTGTCCCCTTCTTATATGCATAACTCAGCCCAGCTGCAATGCCGTCATGCTTAAAGTCGCTTTCTTTTCTTGCCATAATTGAATCCTCTTCTTATTAATACACCTTATTGATTGGGGAATACTCTTCTAAATACAGATCTTCTAGGTTATTAAAGCGCACCCTCATGTTGTATTTCTCGATGTCTTGGTCGGCTTTTTCGAAATTTAGTTCATCCGCTTTATCTAAAAAAGCATTAACATTAGCCATCCCCCATTGGTTGCATGTTTTTTTTGAGCCTTTTGGGCGCAAATTGGCACCCCGCCTGTATGCTTCTTTTATTTTCGAAAATTGAGCTTTTGTGTTAAATTCGGAATTGTGATCTTTTTGTTTTCGCCTTAAGGTCCCAATTATTTTAGAAGAATAATCTATCGCCTCTTGTTGAGACAGAGTGGAGTGGGCTTTCTTTTTGTTTAGCCATGGCGGGAGCTTCTTGCCGTCTTTGCCTTTTTCTTTTTTATCTTCCTTCTTATCTTCCTTCTTATCTCCTTTCTTGCTGTCCTTTTTATCTTTAGGAGGGTAGCCGGCCTTTTTGTTAGCTTCCGCAACGGTAGGCCCGTTAACCTTTTCCCAAAGCTTGGAGTAAGTTTCTTTTTGTTTTTTAGTTATGAAGAATTTAGCCACTAATTCATATTACACAAAAATGATCAGAATGCAAAATTATATTTTCTTTAAGAGCAGTATTTTTCCTATTCGGGTGTAGCCTCCATACCAATCTTTTATCTTCGTGTCTATTGGGAACACCAGCCAATGAGCTTCTCTTTTCAATATCTTTCCCCAGACCAAAACAAGCGCTATATCTTCTTCTAGGCTGAGTTTGTCTAGACTATCAATTTCTGTTACTTTGTAGCCGTGTTTTTCACATATAGTTTTTAATTCGTTTGGTAAGCTTATTAATAGCCCGTCATAATGGAGTAGGGAAAGGAAATGCCTTAAGGCGTTTCCGTCCTCTTGGATTTCTCTGCTAAGGCTAACCCTGCTTGCGCTGTCGTCCCCCAACGCTTCGAATGCCTTCTCTAAAGCAACTGGGCCACAGGCTCTATAGTGATTGATGTAGTATCCTAGCTCGTCTCTTTCGAACTGTTCGGGATGAAAAACAATACAACTTGTATTTAACAAGCATATTGCTATTAACCAAAGTATAACTCTCCTTAGTCTTACCATAATAAAAAAATTAAATTTAAAGCAAGGCTCGCTCCGAGTACAAAACCCATGAGCGCTAGCGTGATTCTGCTGTCACAAACTGTAGGTTCACTTTTTTTCTTTGTAACGAGCTTTTTCTTTTGAGAAGGCTCCTTCTCTGGGCGCGTAATCCACCAGTCCCCATTTTTAGTTTGGAAAGCGTGGGTGGTTTTTTCTTTGTCCCACCACCTGTAAGACCGTGACTCGTCGAGGATCGCAAGTTTTTTCATTGCGGTTTTCCTATGTCGCTTTGTCCGGGTCGATTGGTTGAGGCCGAGCAGGAGGCGCTATTTTAGGCGGCCATTCTTTCATGCTTTTTAAATATTCTACTAGCTTTTGAACCATTGCTTTTTGATAGGTGAGTTCGACAGAAAGTTCGTAAATACCCTCGCTAGCTTGTTGTAAGGCGTCTTGCTGATTAGAATTTGATTTTCTTAGGCTGTAATTCATTTCGCTTTGGAGATCAATAAAATCTGATTGTTCTTTATTAATTTGTTTAGCTGAATTGAGCCTCCCCTGAATACCGACGACGTCTTTCTGGATTTTTAAAAGGTTAATTGTGTAGTCGGTCTGATATTTTAATCCTATCCCCACAAAAAGGACCACAGTAACTAGCACTGCATATATAGATTTTATGTTATCGTTTAGGAGGTTTGATGTCCGTTTCAGGAGATTTCCAGTTTTCTCCCTTATGATTTTCAGGGCTTTCATCTTTTGTATTTACACAAATAAACCCAAAAATGAGAATAAATACACAAAGTATAAATACCACAATGAAAAATTGCGGGGTCCTATCTTCCGGAGGGTATCTCCTCCAGCTACAACCATGTGGCTTTGGCATGCTGTAACCTTACACGATTTTATTACCTAAGTATTCTGTGCTTTACAATTTTTTTCGTTTTCTTATCAGCATAAAGAAATACGATTTGATCCCTACCCTCTACTGGGTTGAAGATTTTTACCCACTCTACATCGAAAGGGTACCTATCGGAGTTCTTGTAAAGGTCGGTGGTGTCCCAGCTGCCGTCTTTTTTCTTACGCGGCTTTTTTTTGAAAGAGCTTTTTTTCACTTTTTCTTTTTCTTTTTGCTGGTTATGTGTTCAGGCATCATGGCTTTGATTTCATCGACTAGCCCTGAGTCTAGGCATTCGTCTGCGTCTATCCACCAGTCTTTGCGATCCCAGTTTCTTTTGATTTTTTGCTTACTTAGCTTAGATCTGGAAACGAAAATATCGAGGCAACGCTCTTCAATTCTTTTAACCAGTTTCACCTCGTCCTCTACTTCGTAGGTTTTACCGATTGCCCCGAAAGCCGCTCTGTGAATCATCATCCATGCTTGGTGACCTATCCATCTGACATCCCCAGCTTGTAGAAGGATACCAGCCATAGACGCGGCCATTCCCAAAGAGCCAGTTATAACTTTGTGTCCTTGGGATCTCATTTCTTGAAGAAAATCAAATAATTCAAAACCATCGATAATACTGCCCCCGGGGGAGGAAAAAATAATCTCCATATCACATTTTGGATCTAGGCGGTGCCATTGCGTAAGCTTGCCCATGCACGACTGTACAGAGTTAGAGTTAACGTCTTTATTGAATCTATAAAGATGATTCTCCTCGTCGGTTGTTAGTTCTTTTTGTCTTGAAACATAGGCCTTTTGATACTCGATCTCGCATTTTCCCGCTTCGGAAAGGAGTTTTCTTGTTTCCGCGTCCTGCCTTCTTATTTCAGATTCAGCTTTTAACACCTCCACCTCTTTAATTTTAAGGTCGGCTTTGACTTCTTCTTTTGTTCTTTTTTCTTCACTCATAATGTGTTTCTCCAAGTGACCTTAAAAAAAAAGGCTACGCAAGTGTTTACACCCGCATAGCCTCGCGCAGCCTTAAAAGCTTTTTACGTGGGATTAGTCCTTGGGTATACCCCCTGCATACCAACCTTCTGGCAGCTTAACTTTATTCTTACTAAGTACCCATTCTCCATTTTTGAGAACATATACTTTTCCTGCCGGAAAGTCAGGGCCAATCCTGACTAAATCTGCCTGCGTATCTACGAACACGACGCGAGTGCTTCCGCACCCCATGAGGAGTAATGCGAAGCTAAGAATCGTTAGGTTTTTCAGTAGACTTTTCATCATTTTTCTTTTGTTTGTCAAGCTGGTCTTGAATCCTTTGCCGCCACTTATTCTTCAGTGACTGAGGTATATCATCCGCGTCTGAAGCTTTAGTGTCCTTCTTCACTTCCGCCGTCAGCCATTCTAAGACAGCTTTTATTAGTGCCGTCAGCCAAGTCATTGTGGATTAACCCTTCTTGGCGAGACCTCTAGACACTGTGTATCCAAGAGCGCTAAGCCCAGAGACCACAAGCCCGAAGGCGTGATTTACATTTCCAGTACCTGAGGGATCCAGCACCCCTGCTCCCCAGAGCAATGACCCCAAGGCCACTACCACTGTAATCCAAAATTCCGTAGTTTTCCAACCCGGCTTCACATCGTTCTTTTTTACTGCCATAATATTGTTCCTTTATCTGTTTAATTATAAATGGTAATTGTGAAAAATACCAAATTTATACTCCGAGCTTCTTAAGCTCCTTAAGTTTTTCGTCAGGGCTTGCTAAGCCACCAATTGTTGTAAATACGGTGAGGCTATCTTTATCCCCGGAGTAAATCCCCCTGTGCACAACGTTTCCAGCGGAAAGCATCCGACACAGCTGGTCAAAGGCTTGGTCTAGGTTAGCTTGAGGTATATTATCTAATTGTCTCTGCCCCCCAACGACAATTGCTCCAGCGCAATTGCCAGTAGACAAGTCTATTCCTCCAGACAGCACTCCACTATTGAAATTGTCTCTTACGGCCCTAGAAATACTGACGGGATTTTCCCAATCAGAAACTGGCGCTGCTCCAAAAACCATGAGCCCTGAGTCTAGGACGTTCTTATAATCATTCGCGTCAAATGCGGTATAAGAGCTGTCTCTAGCCGCAGTCAAATTAAATAGATGGAAAAGTCCAGCCATACTCATATTAGCGGTTTGCCAAAAATTTGACACCACAAGGTTCGGGTATACTTTTCCTATCCTTTCGTTGTCGATAACCACCAAAGGAGAAACCACGCCCTCCTTAACTAACGCGTAGACTTCTTTTAGGCAATCATGAGCATTAGCGTTGACCTTCTTGCCTTCTGAAGCTTTCGGCAAAGCTAAGATCACTCCTACTTTAGAAGTGGAGCATCCAAGTGTCTCTTGTAGTTCTTTAGCAGCGCGAACCAATGGCACCACAGTGCCACCTCCGGTTCCGCCACCAGCGCCTGCACAAACCATAATTCTATCGAGCTCTTCGCCGAAAGAATATCTCATGAAATCTATTACATCTTCTTTTCTTTCTGCGAATACCTTTTTGGCCACTTCGGGATCTTTCCCCGCGCCCCCTTCGCCAATGCAAAGTTTATTGTTCAAATTAACCGTATTCAAATCCTGCTCGGCAGTGTTTAGAACCGCAATTTTTCTATAACCCAAACCGTGAAAAGTCTCAGCTATTCTTGACCCCCCTTGTCCAGAGCCAATAAATGCGAACTTGAATGCCACATCAATCTCGTCCTTCACTTCAACTGTCTGCTCCGACTGTGGAACAGGCATGGGAATGTCTGGCAGGGATAGATCTGGTCCAGATGGGTTATTGTAGCCGACTACCCCTTGTCCGGCTTGACCCTCTAGGGGTACGTCTATTTTTATAGAATTATCGTTTTGTTCTTCCATGATTAACCTTTATTTTTTAGCCTTTTTCCTAAACGTCACCCCTCTTGTATTTCGTCTTTCGGCGGCTTGAAGAAAGCGAGGGTGTACTCTGTCTACGAGGTTTCTGAGCCTTAAGACCCAAAAACCTAGACTAGCATTCACCAAAAGACTTAAAATTAACAGTTCTAGCATGCTTCCCTTATTACACCCTAAAAGTTAAAACCAGAGAAGGCAAATCCCGTTTCGAACACCATACCGCTCATGAAAATACCTTTACCTCCGACTCCTTCTGCTACATCAGTTACATAATTTAGCTCTACCTCTCTCCCTTGATTCACTTGGTTTGTAAAAGAAAAATTATCTAAATTCGACCCGATAACATCATACCTGACCCTTACGTCTTGTTCAAAACCCGGACACCACATCGTAGGAGCCTTACATTCAAATATTAAATCATATGGGTAATCTTTTGATATAAAATTATATAAATCGCCTGTTTGGGTTTCCCCCACCAGTCCCTTTATTTTAGTGGTTACGGTAATCGGGTATTTTACGGGTCGGTCTATAGGTAGCTTATGACCCAGTCCTTTCCATGCGTATCTATTTATTTCGATTGAGATGGATGCGTTCTGGATGCTGAGATCTCTATAATTTATACCGGCGTCTAGTATGTCTTGTTTTTCTGTTCCATATTGGGGCGCGGTTATTCTGAGGTTCATGTCTCCTATTCTTAGCGGCTCAGCTACTCCTGATACATTGCCGCTCACTTCACCCCTAAGCTTTGGAATCTTGAAAATGTTATTGTTCACAGGAGTAAAATCCGTAGTATTCATTGCGGGGATAAATCCTGACCCACTCGAATGATACTGTATGTTCGCACACTGATATGACGTGTTGACGACTATAGGGCTATTGAGACTAAATTCTACATCATATCTAGATAAGTGGCAGTCACCGAAAGACACGCAATGTATTTTCTCGTATTCCTCGTCTGGAATATCTTTCATGTCTGCCCCTTCGGGAGCTATGCCTAAAAACAAATTTCTTTTATCCCTATCCGAATATGGCCAAGCAGATGTAAACACCCCATCGTCCACGGTATTAAACCCGCTGTATACCGGATAACTTTCCCTACTGAGCATTCCGGATAAGCAAAATATCCCAGTATTGTTTGCGTAAAATGGATCTGTCCAAGAGTATCCAGTGTGGAAATTGACATCGAACCCCATCCTGATTTCATTTTTTAAATCAGAAGCAATGTACGAAAAATTTACATTAACAGCGGGAGGCGTAATGATAGCTCTTTTTACGGTTTGCCTTGTTCCAAGTTCGCTTATCGGAATTCTATTATTGACTATATCATAGTCTAAAGATTGAAGGCCGTTGAGTTGCTTAAGCAAATTAGTAGCATCTAGATCAGAGGTAGGGTTACCGTCGGAATCTATAAAATGATAACCGGTTGACGGCGCAGGACCCACATACAGAGCCTGAGATTGTGAAGTTATCCTTACTCTTGGCATGGGTCAACTTCCGATCTGCTTGCGTGTAATATTCCTGCCAGATATAAGTCAACTTGATGTTCGCATGCTATTTCGTTAATAGAGTTCACCGCTTCTTTATTCGTGTCCTTGGGGTTTTTTATATATTTTCTTATATAAGTTACCTTGTTCCAATTCTTAGAATTTTCATTTGCAATCACTAGCTGTGCTATGCTTTCGACCACCTCCATTTGCGGGGTATCCAATTCCTCAAGCTTGAATTTCTTTTTCAGTTCTATTTTTATTTTTTCCTCTAGCTTATTTGCGAGAAGCATATTGTCTTTTATTTTATCTATACTGAAGAGTGCTTTCGATTGTTTCTCTCCAATTTTTCCGGGCTTTCTATCGCTTGGTTGCGGGGTGCTAACTCCAGCAGGTCTACCCACTGGCTCTCCTCCAGTGGGAGGTGGCACCGCAAGTTTTGGAGCCTTCGCGGCCTCTTTCGCTTTCTCTTTGCCTATTTTTTCTTGAGACTTAATGTTTTTATCAGCAAGCTCCATTGCTCCCTTTTGGGTTTTGTCTGCCATTTCTTTTTGGGTCTCTGGTCCTCCCAACAACGGCTCGTATAAGCCCTTATCTCTGAGCTTTTTGTATTCCATTTGGGACTCTACAGACGAATCGGAATCGGGTAGTCTATTATCCGAAATAGCCAACATACCTTCCTCTGGGGTAAGCACGCCAAGCTCAATTAGTCTGCTGTATATTCTTTGCATGTTGTAGTCCTGTTTGAGCGGCGTGTCTTCGAAATGAGCTTGTGGAAACTTTTTAAAGCCCATAAGTTTTGATATCCTTTTAATTTCGGGCATCAAGAAGTCTTTCCTAAAAGATTGTCTAGCCTGTTTTAGCCTTGCCATAAAAACTTCGGTCTTGGTTTGCTGATTGGCGTACTTTTCTCCACCCACTAAAATATTATTTAGTCCGATATTTATATCTCTTTCCACTACTTCGTATTTTTCCGGGGAAAGCAAAGTTCCAATTTGTGGGATGACAAATTCAGCTTTCGTAGTATAATCCGAAACTAAAACTCTCCCTACTGACTCGTTGATGAAAAGAGACTGCATGCGCTCAAGATTTTTTTGGTTAACTCCGCCTTTGTCTGGCTCCGTTCCCATCGTAATTAAAAGTATAGCTTGCTGCATGGTTCTGGTAATTGCCATGTCCATTTTTCTCATTTCAGCTTTGCAGTTTATCGCTTCGAGAACAGGCCAACCCATTGGGATTGCCAAGGGCTCGTAATCTTGTTTCTTGTAAAAAATAGCTAGAGTCTTGTCTTTATCTAAGGGGAGCCTTATCGCATGGTTCCCGGGTTTATTAATTTGTTTTTTTATGTCTGGTGGAAGCGCCTTGTAAAGCTCCTTATCTTCCTCTGATCTGGGAGACCTTAACCTTTCTATTTCGTAATCAGAAAGAAGTTTGTAATAATCATTCCTTACGAATGAAACGTTTCCGCCTGATTCAATACTTACTGGATTAAGTATAACGTACCTTATTGGCAACAGAAGATTTTCGGCTTTGCTTGAGAGGATTTTAGTTTTGAAAACTCTCGTGAGTTTGTTCACTTCGTTTATCGGTATCTTCCCGTCGAACCTATGTATAAATACGTTACCAGATCTAAAATATTCTCTGAAAAATTTATCCTGTAACGCCCATATGTTAATCTTTTCTAAAAGCGCTTCGAAGAATTGTTTGGACTTTTTTGACCCTCCCGTAAAATAGATATTCTCAATGGAGAATTCGGTCATCAGGTCAATGGTGTTACGGAACACCGCGAAATTCCAGTATGCTTTTTGACAGAGGATGCACGCTTCCCTCACGTCCATATTGGTGTATTTTGCTGTCCCCTTGGAATAATTGAACGGAACCAGCCCATTCTCTATGTTGGTGAACCTGTTGGTCCTTTCTATGGTTCCGGCGATGTTACGACGGGATCTGGTTTTTTTCTCGGCGTTTACATAAGCCCGAGACTCTTCCATTCCGGCCATTAGAGGTTCGACTTCTACGGTTTTCTTTGGTCTTGGCATATCAAAAGGAATTTACACGGTTTTTCTCGGTTTTTTTTGGATTATTGTATCATGTATGGAGTAAAGGTATCCTCGACTCCAATCATTTTAGCGTTTTGTATATCATAATAGCACTTAATGCCCCAGCATCCAAGCATTAAAGTGGTATAGTTATCTTTTCTAGCTTTATGTGCGGATGTACTTTTCTTAAGGTGAAGAGGTAAATCAAATGTTTGGGTTCCCTTCGCTGTGCTTTTCACCTCCACAAGGGCGCATTGTTTTTTTGTTTGATATACTAGGGCGTCTTGGGTTTCCACAAACTCTAATACGCTTGGTTCATTAACGTCCTTTAAGGGGAGCTTCTTAGATATGTTCCTGTTGAACGCTGGGTCGCATGCTGCTGCTCTTGACGCAAACCATACCTTCTTATGGTCTATGCATGTTTGGAGATGCTCATTCGCTTTTCTTATGAAGTCAGAAGTAAACACCTGTTTGAAGCATATATAATTGGCGGTCTTATTATACGCTCTGCCCGCTCTTGCTATTTCTTTTCTGTAGTCTTCTCCGTCTTTGGCGCTATTGAATTCGAAAAAATTTATCTTAATTCTGCTTTCCTTAAACATGGCGGATGCATTGGCGCTATCTATAAATTCTGCTCCTGCGTTATCAATGATAACCATCTCTATATTAAAATGAGTTAAAATGTAATGAAGGTATTTTATATGGTCCGTCAAATTCCCGCCAGCTACAGCGTAGGTATGAACCAGTGTGCCCTGCTGGGTTTTATCGTCTAGCTCTAACACAGACATCGCAAAAAAGTCAGACGACGGACTGTTACTAAAACTCGGATCGATGCCCAATATGTATTTTGACCCCTTGGTTCCAAATAGTTGCGTGGTTGGCTCCTCCCCATCTGGAATTGTACATTCGTGCATTTTTCTGGCACTAAAATAACTATCGCTTCCGTCGGTAAACGTAGCGCAATACTCACGCAAGAAAGAACTATGGCTCTGTCCTCCGCCTTGAGCTTCCTCAATAATAATTGGGTCGATCATTTCTTCCGGGAGAGATTCGTATCCCATTTGGGAAATAAAATATTTTGCTTCCCCGACCTTTTCTTCCGTGGTTATTTTCTCCATCCAGTCTTTGTATGTTTTATATAGATTTTCAAATGTATAACTAGCTGAGGAAAGGGCAATCATCTTAGATGTGTTTTCAAAAGCCATTCTTTCTTCTTCTTTCATGGCTCCCTTCTTAATTAGATTGTCTTCCATTTCCCTGATCTCTAGTCGCTCTTTAATATTTTGTGGCGCGACCAAGAACGGCATAAGGACATTAGATATGATATCTTCTGGAATGAGAAGGTACTCGTCTAACACTAGGACGTTTGCCCTGAAACCACGAATCTTTTCTCCGTTGAGTGGGATGGCCGTTATGGTCCCTCCGTTTATCTTCCATTCATACTGGTCGTTTCTTTTGATCTTCGCGCCAAAGGCTTGAGCTAAGAGTTCGGCACCCTCTGATTCCACTATGGTTTCCAGATTATTAAATATAAACCTAGCGGTTCTAAAGGTCGGCCCAGCTATTAAAATTTTTGTCCTTGGTTCGAAGATGCACTGTAAGAAACAAAATACACTCGCAATAAAAGTCTTACCACAACCGCGACCCCATACACACATAGAAAAGTTCCTATTCATCAAGGCCTTTAAGGTCACCTCCTGATAGGGTGCTAGCTTTATACCCGAAATAAGTTCCGTTGTAAGGCCTAGGTTACTCCTTAGGAACTTAGCTAGGGTAATTTTTGCCTCCCTGTCGTCTAGTCCACCTTTCAGCTTAAGGAATTCGGCGTTGACGTCTTCCAGCGGCGTTTCGTTATATTTTTCTGGCGCGTACCACATTATAATATCTTTAAGTCGTAAGCGTATTGCAAATCGACTTTCTTATAAGCACATCCACATGTAAAAATTCTTTCTATAACTCTGGAAGCCTCTACTCTTCCATTTACAAATAAAAATTGGATATGCGGATATTTCTGTATTAAATTCCTTACTCTATGGAATATGAACTCGGGGGTTGCTTTTATTTTTTTTGATATATGTGGTAAGTATGGAAAACTCATAGCATGAGTTAAGCTGTCTTCCACTAGAACCACAAGATACGCATCTGCATCTTGCGCCCTTTCTATTTCCTTTATGAATCTTTCATACCCCCCGCTCATGGTCCCTATAAAGTCAGATAGCATTTTTCTTTCTATACAACAATTGCATGTCGCTATTTTGCTGCTGAACGCGTAGTCTCCGAAATCCAATTTTCTCACTTCGATACCTCTCTCAAATTTAAGTGGTATGCGTTCACGGGTATCTACGAATATTTTATATTCTGGTTTGTTGTACTCGCAACCACTTACTATGTCGCTAAAGCGGCCATACTTATTCTCAAACCCTAGGTTGGAGCACAGCCTATAGTAATCCTCGAATAATTCATTATAGTATTGCATGGGTGGGCTTATTACGGTCCTAAGCTCCACTTGAGACGGGGTATATATAAGGTTTCGCTTTTCTTTTCTTTTTGTAAGTACGTTTTTACAGTATTCTTTCGCTTCGTTTTCGCTTATACTCTTAAGCCACATTCTGAGGTTGGTTCGGGTATTGAATTCAGTGGTGAGGTATTGCTCTTTGTTTTTGAATTTTATTATTTTGCCGTCGTGCTTATCATAACGGGGGGAGTACTTTTGGTAATACTCTACCATACGCAATCCATGAGCCTTTAGGTGTCCATGTAATTGCCTGTCGTTTTCGAATTCTTTTTCACAGACCTTGCAGTTAACCATTGAGTATTTCGTCCTCCGTAATTCCCATTATTCTAGCCTTGACCTCATCTATGGATGACAGCTTTTCGATTTCTTTTTTTATGACCTTTTTCCTTTTCTCCGCTAGGAGGATGAGCTTTTCCCTACTCTCTTCCTCTTTCCACATTTGTACCAAATTTAAGATGCTGGCGTTCTGCTTGACGAGCTTACTTAGCCTGTCGCTTCTTTTAACCTTTAAATCGTTTAATAGTTTTTGCTGCCTCGTAACGCATTGGTTGTACTCAGAGCGGGCCGTATTACTTGCCTCCACTAAGGACATGGGAACTTTCCCCCCGTTTGTTACTTCTAGGTCGATTTGCATTTGAAGCATCTGAATGGTTTCTTGGATGGTGGACGATATCACGACCTCGGTACATAGGACAATATATTGATCTACCTCTTCTTGGGTTAGGTCCGCCTTGTCATTAGTATACCTTACGAAACTACTCTCGAATAATTCTCTGTCTTGATCGGATTGATATGTGTTGATTTGATGACCAAATCTATATGTATTCATATATCCAATAAGGGAGTCTATTTCTTTTGTCTGTTGATGGGTAACCTTATCTTTGTCTATCTTTACGTGTATGTATCTGTTTACTATTAACAGTGTCGCGTAAAAAGTTTTAGGGGGTTTATACCGCTCTATGGTAAAATCCCTATCGGGCTCAGAATATACCTTTACATCTGCGGTCTTTAAAAATTCAGTTACGGTTCTGAACTCTTGACTCAATGTTGTTAAATTGTCATTACCAAAAACATTCTTTGTGAGTTCTAGAGGCTTAAGTAATGAGGCGTTGTTCTCAATGTACTCTTTTCGGTCCTTAGTTAGCTCTAGAAGCCCTTTTGCCTTATATTGGTGTGCTCCCCTTGCCGTTAGTTCTCGGCTCGCTAGAAACGCTTTTACGGCCCTTCCCTCTTTACTCCTACCATCTGCATTTTCCACGTCTGGGAACGCTATCGTCGTCAATTCCATTAGCGACGGCGGGCTATCCGGCCTGCTATTCCATGCCTCCAGAATATCCTGTCCTTGCTTTGGGGTAAGTTGGATTTCGCTACTCATCAGATTCCTCGGGTTTCTCTGGTTTCTCTGGGGGTTGTTTCTCTGCGATTAAATTGCAGTCGCTTCCGTTGTCGTAGAGAACGTAGTATCCGCAGCTATTGAAATAGCCGATAAGACTTCTTAGCCTGTTTCCTTGGGTAAGCATTCCATCCGCATGAAGATGCTCAAAACAAACCTGCTTGAGAGAAGGATATCGTAATAAATCAATGCTAAACAGGTTCAACATATCGTACCCCTCCGTATCTATGATTAAATGAGTTATGTCTGGCACTTCTCTCATTAATTTCTCTAAAGAAATTGCATCCACCTCATATTGAAACAATTCTCCTACCTGCGCGTGTGCTGCCGTGAAGTCTGGATCAATTGATGAGAATGGAGAATCCCTGTCGTTGTTGGGGACATGGAATGAGATCTGCTTACCGCCAATTTCTATTGGAATGACCGCGGTGAATTTAAAGTCACAAAATGAAAAATCCTTATATTTTTCTCTCGCCTTTTCTAACGCCCACGGGTTCGCGTCTACGAGCATGCATGAATCAATATCTGAAGCGTTTTCCTCTATGAAGGTAAAAACTGGATCATCACCGTCGTTTGTCCCTATCTGGAGAAGCTTGATACCCTCAGAAGCCCCTTCTTCATGGGGTAGTCTCGTTTTGAGGTGCGTGCTGTTTTCTTTTGTCTTGCTCATAGGCTCTTCCTTTTTATCTCCCGTGGTCTTGAAGCTCATAGTATATCTACGTCTCCTTCGTATATCAGTCCTTTCGCTTTTTTCAGTATAGATTTTTTTATGTTTTTAAGTTGCTTGTACCCCGGGGACCTATTTTTCTCAGACGTTTTATATCCCATTATCTTTGCGACTTTTTCTTCGTCCATATTTTCTACGTATAATTTTTCATAGACAGCCCACTCGGATGGCTTTAATATTTTTTTCATTTTTCTATGAAGTTTTTCTGCAGACTTTTCGATATCTACAAATTGAGAAGACATACTGTATACTTCTTGATGGTGATTTTCTAATGATACCGGTAGCTTTGTGTCGTGTGCTCTTTTTTTACTTTTTTCCCAGTTGGCGTATAGCGGGCACGTATTGCATTGTTTCTGGTATATGGTACATAGATCCTCACCCTCTGCAGCGGCGCACCTTAGGCATGGTCTGGAGAAATTTCCATAGTTGTTTCTTATTAGGTTTTTTATTTGGTTGGAGATTATCCTATTTAGCCAAGGGCCGAGAGGTTTTTCCGGATCATATAGGTGCCATTTTTTATATATATGGATTCTTATTATTTGAGAAACATCATCAAAATCCATCCAACTTAGAATGGTAAGATTCCACTTACCCTTCCTTTTTTGGATTTCGGTGTTGATGTCTGAGATTACGTCCTCAAAACGGGGACGCTTCGCTTTCGTTTTTTTCGAATTAGCCATCCTTGGTGTGGTTTGGTCTTAGCGTGCCCGCCTCACGCTTGAACTCCTCCATGGCTTCTTCCGTGCTCATTTCGGGTGCTTGATAACTTGGGTCATCTTGCGGCGGGGCGTCCTGCCTTTTAGCATCTTCGAGAATCGAACCGAAGGTGATCTTCGGCGACTTTACATCATCAATAATTTCAAAATCTAATTTATTAATTTTAGGGAGGGGTGCCCCAGAGGGCTCATCGCCCTCTGAGGCGTCGCCCTCAAACTCTGATGCTTGAGCGACAGAACCCGCAAAAGGAGTGCCGCACTTCACGCAGAAGTTCGGCTTCTCTGAGGTGTATGCAACCCCGTTTCCGCATTTAGCGCAGTAAATCTTCATAACTATTCAAATTATAATAATTAGCTAGACCGAAAAACCCCATAAAATTTACAAAATATAAAAACCATGGGTTTTTAAGAGGTGTAAGTAATGGCGAAGGGTTGTAGCGGATCAATGCCAAAACTAATCCGGTTAGGAAATATTGATTAACAAACCAAGTGGATCACGATTACTACAACCAACCTTCTCACGAAGGCTAACTTTCACTACGCTAAGCCATTGTCTTCTCGGTGCTTTTCATTAATTCCATAATAATGATTATCTTGCCAAGGACAAAGAGTGTCCCTGCCTTTCATCTTGGCCATCCATTGCTTCTTCCCCGCGTCGGGGTATCTGTTCAAGAAATGTTGAAGTTCATCACTCGCTTCATCATCGGTCATGATAAGGCTCTCGCTGGTTCCGTCACCGTAGCTAAATCCTACTTTAACCATACTCATTCCTCCATAATTATAGAAAGCCGCTTGAGCAACTTTCAGTTGAGAAAACCAATTTATTCATTGTTCACGTTCTTAAGTTTTTTTACTACGTATTTCACTAACTCTGATCTCATAATATCATCCTCAGTAAATTCAAATGTATGTATACCCATATCCTTACTATCTTCATCAGAAAAAATGTTAAACATCTTCTGAAAGCCGCCGGTGGAACGCCTTAAATCTGTTTGCATGGGGTCGGCTAACACAAAGCAGCGGCAATTCTTGCCCATTCTTGTTAAAACCGTCACTATTTCTTGCTCTGTTGAGTTTTGAGCCTCATCCATAATGATTACCTTGTCTGGCCAGTGTAGTCCGCGAGCAAAATTGATAGGAAACATAGAAACCCGCCCAGTCTCTTCTAGCTTTGACGCTTTGGTACCCGTTAGAAGCTCGTCTAGCTTGTCAATAAAGGGCAAATTATAAAATCTTAATTTATCATCCGCTGATCCCGGTAAAAATCCTAGGTGAGAATCGGAAGACTCGACAGCAGACCTCAGATAGCAAATATCTGAAACAGCATGCATGTTTAGAAGCTGAAGACCACAGTAAGTTGCGAGTAAAGTTTTACTTGTGCCCGCGGGACCGTCAACAAATACTATTCTAGTAGATGGATTGAGTGCGACTTTAAAGAATTCCTTTTGTTTGTCTGTCCAAGGAAACTGCTTTAACTTGATTTGCGATTTTAGCGGGTTGCGAATTACCGGAAGACCGGGTGGTGTCATGGAGTCGTCTAGTTGACCTTTCTGTTCCCCATTGACTTGATACGGTTTTTTACGAGGCATGCTACTCGTAATTACACAAAATAAAAGAATTTATCCAGAAAGCAGATTTTTAAAGTCAGGCAACTCAACTCCCATTGCTCTAGCTTGCTCTGGCGTTATTTTTTTCTGCACTGTTTCGTACCCCTCGGGCAGCCCTTTGAATTCTGATATAATAATTTGTTCTAATACATTTTTTACAGTTTCGTCTTCTATGTGCAAGCCGGAAGCTCCAAGACGATTCAAATCTTGCCAAACTTGAAGAATAATATCGAGCTCTGAGACTTTTTCACCCTGACTGTCGAACAATTCTTTAGAATCATTCACATGTAATGTATAATCTCTCATTACAAATGAGGCGTTATGAGTTGGGATTGAGTTTCAGCGGCGTCTCGCTGACGAATCAGCTCCTGTCTTAGCTCACTCGCTTTCCCCACGAGGAATTTCCTGTCTTCTGGGTCATCAATTTTGTTTGCTTCGCCCCAAGGGATTTGCAACAGGGTCATTAATAGCCAATTTTCTTCTTGCTTGGACATTTCTTTAGGTGTTTCCATTTTTTAATTCTTTCCTTAACCATTTTATCATTTTTTTAGGATTTTTCAAACATTTTTTTGGCATTCTTTCGTAGAGCTCGGGTAGGGTCACAAGAAATATGTAAAAAAGCACCAAAATTTTAGTATCTGAGTCTAAATTTGGGTCATCAAGTAGGTTAAGTTTCTTTTTTTTCTTTTTCTTTTGTTTGTGTGATGAGATTGATAGGTGGTTCATGATTTCCAAACAATTTAAATGTTGCAGAAGGTCTATACGTATACAATAAACATCCCAATTTGTTAATTACACCATTCAGGATCTCCTTTTCTCTTTCGTCTTGACTATTTTTTACCTGTTCTTGGTATTCCTTAATCAAAAGTATGAGCAAATCTTCCATTTTAAAATAAGGCCGGGTGCCGGTTAGCTAATCCGGTCCTCCTACTGCAGAAGGCATGCAAGCTCACACTACACCCAGCCTTTAAATTGGTGGAGGCGGTGGGAGTCGAACCCACGTCTCTAAAACCGTCAAACAGATATACTACAAGCTTAGTCAGTATTGTTTAACTCGCTTGGCAGGTTACTGACAAACAGCCTACACGAGTTCGTGGTGCGATTTCTTTAACCTAGCTCGAACCACTCTAAACACTAGGTTTTTGCTCGCTGTCGTCGCCCTAGCCCTTTAACGAGCATCCAGAGTAGGACGTGACGGTTATACCGCCATTTGGAGAGCTTCCTCCTCAACGTAACCGAACTTGGCGAGAATCTCGTCAGCCTCGGCTACAGAAAGAGCCACTTCCATGTCAATGTCATCATTGGCATATATGTTTTTGATAGATGTTTTAAGAGGCCAACCATCATCCTCTACTTGCAATCTGGCATAAAGCTTCAAATCGAAACCAGTACGCCCCCTTGTTATATATTACAACACTATAAATGAAAAGGCCAGAAAAAAACAAAAAGCCCCGGGGGTTTTTTGAATTGACTTTTATTTATTATTAATTATTGCTGCAAATTAATAGATTATACATTAACAGCGAGGAGATTCCCGGGGAGACTGAAGATACCCCCCGCCCTGACGTCAGTCAAGAAAAACTTATTAACAATTTCGAGTATTAAGGGGTGGGGGAGGGAGGCCCTCGATATTTAAGGTGCTATCCGGCACCACGGGCCTTCGGATCTAATTAAACTTATTCACATTCTTCGCAGTCGAATTCGACTGATTCAATGGCTCCCCAGCGGGAGGCGATGCGCAGCGCATGGGCTTCGTCACGAGCTTTCACAAACTCATTTTGACCTGTCCATTGGAAGGTCACTTTGTATATTGATTCTTTAATCATCATGCGTCAAGTATAGCATAGAGGGTGAGACATCTGCAGTCCTACCCTAAAACCTTTTCAATAAACTTTTTGCCCACGCATTCAACGTGGAACTCCTTGCGAGGTAGCCAGCCCATCCAGACGATTCCGTTGAATGATACGCCAGCCCTTAAGAGCCATTGCGTTTCCTCCTTCAAGTCGATACTGAACACAGGCCCATTCTCACGGATGCGGTTCTTTGTGCGTTGGCTTGCTTTGTTCGTCGGGCTAATCATTATCGTTTCCATTGTTATAATATAACACAAAAAGAGCGGTTTGTCAATGGTGAACTTATTCAAGTTATTCACAAAAAGCGCTTGACATGTGAATAACTTCGGGGGCCCCATTTTTGGGGTTGAGGTGTCAAGTAAAACTTACTGGCACAGAATGTCGATTGCGTCAATAAGCTGAAAGCCATAGTCTAGCACGACTGCGACGAACATAATTGTCACAGCAAATTTGACCATCGGCATAAAAACCTCATCTCTGAAAAGTTTGTTGGCTTCGTCGTTGGCGTCTTGGATTTTACCGATAACCGGCAGGTTGTTTTTTTTCATAATTTTTTTAGTTGGTTAGTATCAAAACGATTGTTATAAATATCCCGTAAAGGCATTGTTTGTCGATATTCATTTTCATAGTGCGTGATTTTCCAATCCGTACATCTTCGCGACCTTGGGAGTGCCTTCACTGGTTAGCCCGCAAGCGTTATAAAAACGCGGCTTGTCGAAGCGTGGGTTATCCTTCGCGAACTTGGCAGCGGCCATGATGGCGAGGTGTTGAGGTGCAACGCCTTTGTTGGCGGCGTCGATTAGTGAGGCGACAAATTCGAAATGTTGTTTAGTCATAATTTTTTT